TTATTGTGCATCAACTGATTGACCATTAATAGCTAGTCTTTCTTCTCTTGATTGAAAAAGCAACGAATTTGGTATCACCTTGCAAAACAATTTTTCTATTTCCAAGCTTCTTGCTCTTGACAAAAAGTCAGATAGATCTTGAGAAAACTCTAATTTTGCTCCTTCTGGAATAAACAATGTGTCTAATGAATCATGAAAATCACTATCTAATTCTGCATCATAAAACTTCTCTTGTTCATTATCCTCATTATCAACAACCTCTTGTTGTACTATCTTGTTACTAGCATCAGTATTATGCTCACCTTTTTTCTTATGTGTATTAACTAATAGATCATTACAGTAAGCGTGTTTTGCCTCCAGATTAGTAGTTTCTGAGTTTGGCACGCCACGCGCTTTAAAACTTTCAATAGAATCTATTACAACAAATGTTGACCCTTTCTTGAAGCGCAAGGACTTTTTCATTTTCGCTACCTGACAAAGTTCGCGTTTATCTTTTTGTAGCATATTAATAATTAGAGATACGGAACCATCATCATTATCTCTCTTACTAAAATTAATATAAAAATCACTTTGATTGCAGTGTATTTTCATACGATATTTACCCTCCTTTTTGGGATGCTTATAATCCTCTAGATTTTGTTGAATATCATCTGCAAGACGTAGTTCTAAGTTTCCATTAAAAACGTTAATAGTAGAGGATTCTCTCTTAGATTTCTCAGAGTTTGGTTTTTCTTCATGTGTATTAACTAAAGCTTCTTTATATTCATTTGTTACTGCCGATGATGTTGCTTGATCAATGGTTGTATTGTTAACCATCTGTGGGTTACTAGTAGTATGAGATTGTTTCATCTTTGGAGTTATTAATGACTTATCAGATATTTCAGTTACTTCAAGAAATTTTCCGATCTCATATAATTCCAATTTATTCATCATTTCTAATCGGCTTCTTGGGTCCCCCGAAAGGCCCATATTATTATACTTCTTTACTGAAGTTATGGACACAGACTTCTTTTCATCACCTACACTTTGCTGTGAATTGTAAGAACCGGTAATAATAAACTTTCCACTCTTACACTCTACAAATACACGAAACTCTTCAGGTATATCTTTATTTTTACATTGTGCTTCAAGAAATGTATAATTTTTGTTTGTTATAACAAATAGTAATTCGTTATCGGTAAACTCAAAATAATTCCCTATCTTTGTGCTTTGTTGAACAACATTAGGTTTAAGAGAGTTTTCTGTTAGCTTAACGTTTGTATCTGCTTTAGATTCAGATTCCTTAAGATTTTCTTCAGCTAGATGTTGCGGTATAGTGATCTTAGGTTCCTGATCACTGATTTGAGAATGAACTTTATTTTGACTCTTAGGTGAGTTAACTACAGATTTTTGAGATTTATCTAGACATTCATTATCACTGGGTCTTAATACTCCACACGCAATACTACCAGCAACATCCTTGGTACGCTTGTAGGGAACTAGTGCGTTATTAAGCAGTTCTTGAATATTATTATCTTCAAATGCACTGACCTGTCCATTGAGACGGTATGCAATCCCTGCAACAACTGAACAAAAAACTCCAACTGCTATTCCTACCGCTAACATTTCTAAGTGAACTGCAATAGCTATTCCTAAAGCAACTCCAACTATTACTAATGTAGAAGCAACTACGATAGAAGTATTACGACACTTAATACGAAGCTCATTTAGTTTATCTAATGCAGAAGTACCATCCTTGTATTTTAGCTCTCTTAGTATATCTTTATTTTCGCATTTGTTGAGCAAATTCCAAGCATCATTTAACCTTCGTGCTTGACCATAAAACTTTTTCACAATATATTCAATCAAGAGATCAAACGTAGTTTCACCTTTGTTATTTTTAATATCAAATCTTGCACCTTTACTTGCAAGTAATTCAACAACTTTATAAAGCTCTAAATCACAGCGGCTGTCCATGAAGTGTCTTAAAGCATAATGTAAAACTGTATTTCCACTTTTATCTTGATAATCAATTCTATTTTTATGTAAAAAGCAACTAAAAATCTTTTTATTGCAATCGCGTATAACAATATTCTTTAAAGTAATACTTGAAATCTTTATGTTATTTTCAACTAGGAGATCTAGAGCTTCTTTATGATCACAATCAACAACAATGCGTACTAGTTTATTCAACCACAAAGTATCATTTAGACCCTCCAGTATATCTTTATCTGTATGGTTGCTAAGTAGCCTAACAACTAAATCTAATGCCAAAACTGTACGGTTGCTTATCACTTGAGAAGGATTAAAAGTATCATCCCAATTAAAACACTTATTGACATACTTAACCAAGAGATCAAATGGAGTGTTACCTTCTTTATTTTTAGCATCAAGCCTTACACCTTTACTTAGAAGGAATTTAGCAAAACTTTCGTATTCATGTTCGTATTCATGATTGCCACTAGTAAGCTTGTCTAATACATAATGTAAGGCTGTGTTACCGTTTTCATCACTTAAAGTTGAAATTTGTATGTCATTTTTGGCTAAGAGATTGAAAATTCCTTTGTGACGATACGAAGAAGCAAGTTTTACCAGTTTATTTAATGCAGGAGTACCTTCTAGTTTTTTCAGCTCATAAATTTTACAACAACTAAGCAACGCTGAAACATTATTCAATCTTTCTATTTTTTCTGCTTCAGAAGAGAAAGACTTATTAGCATACTTAACCAAGAGATCAAATGGAGTGTTACCTTCTTTATTTTTAGCATCAAGCCTTGCACCTTTACTCAGAAGTGGTTCAACAAAACTTTGGTACTTCCATTCATTCTCATCAAACAATTCTAATACATGATGTAAAGCTGTATTTCCTTCTTTATCTTTATACTCAACATCCATTGCGTTGACGTATTTATCCAAGAGGAGGTGTAAAATCTTTTCAGAGCCGCATTTTCTAGCATTACTTAAATTATCATTTAGCGATACTTTTGTTCTTTTTTCAAATAAGAGCTCGAAAATTTTCACATGGTCATATGCAATAGCAATTTGTACTAAAGATGTAATGTCATCAGTAGCGATTGTAACTTCTCTTATTATAGAACGACACTTTTCAAATTCACCTAAACTGATCTTTGTGCACAAGTCCAGACAAGTGTAATAATATTTCCATCTTTTATTTAATTCATTGATTTCTTCAATTATGTCTATACCGTTTATTTTCTGTTCAGTCGGCTCAGTAATATATTTCCGAATATACATGCAATATATTTTGCTAAAAACGTTAATTTGGTTGCCTTCTTGAAGCAGTTTAAGTTGATTTTTTCGTAGATCATTTATTTCTTTATTCAGTTTATTTGCTTCTTCACGAAACTCCCTCATTTCTTTTTCCCACATTGACTCCCTTTTACAAGTTTGTTGATTAGGATTCTCTCCTCTATCGTACAGGCTTTTTTTGGTTGGGTCAAATAATGTGTCCTTTGCTGCTGATATTTCCTTGAATTTTGTCAATTTCTCTTCAAGTTGAGCTCGTCGATCTTCTTCCGATGGTAGTAGCTTTCCGTTCTTCTTTTTTTCTTCTAGACTATCTAACTCTTTTCCTTCCTCACACAATTTATCTGGATGAAGCTTCACTGCTAATTTGCGATATGCTTTTTTTATCTCACCATGAGTAGCATCTCTTTTTACTCCTAATATTTCATAATAATCAGGCATTTGTTTCTCCACTATTTTGATACATTTTTTATAACATTAGTACTATGTCTTTAAAAGAATTGGTACTATATAAGTATTTTAGCAAATATTATAATAATTGTCAATTTATTAATAAATTAGGTGAAAATTTGTAGAAAATACTACAAACAGCAGCGTTACAAGAAATTTGTTTATTTACCTTCTTAAAATTGCAAAAAATACCCACCTATGTGAGAGCAAGCCACATAAATACATGGTTGTAAAAATAGAATCTTCAAATTGCTGCAACAAAGCCAGGTAGGTTAGTTCGTATATAAATGTGGCAAAAGTAGGCTAATGTATCTATTTTTACGGTATAATAAAATTATTATAAAGAAAAGTTCGTATGTATCGTTTGGTAGACCATGAGATTCCAAAATAAACTCTTCTCACAATAGTGGTTTTGGGTTCTGGAAATGGTTATTTTACTTGAGACTTTAATAATATATTTTGCTAAATTAATACAAATTTGTTTAAGAGTACCAAAGAAAAACCAGGGTGAATTTAAAAGTGAAGTAAGTCAATAAAAGATTTTTTCGACACTGTCAGCAAAATTTTTTCTCAAAAAAACTGTTGCATTGTGAAATATTTATGCTACGAGTAATCTATTACTAGTATTAGTATATTAAATATCTTAGGGTGCTAGGTAAGAAATAGCTCTATTTAAAATTGGAGGGTAGTATGTTTGTAGGTAAAGAATCAAATTCAAGTGGATGGAAACAGTGGGGTATAGGTCTTGTAGATAAGACTTTATCTTCAGTTGATCAAGCTATCTCAGGTTGGTTTTGGAATTTAATCAATGATCTACCACGTGATTATTTTGCTAAAACGTTTGATCAAGTTAATTATTTTGATCAGAGTGTCTGGGAAGGTATATTTAGAGCAAGGATAGAAGATATAAAAGAACAATTAGAATCTGGTGTATCAAAAAAAGCATTTGAGGCAGATATCATAAAATTGCAAGGTTTAATCGGGAAACACAGTCTATCTCCCCTTGTTTATGAAGATGGGCTAAAAGAATTAGAAGATTTTGTGTCTGATTCAAGCAATCCTGGTAAGTACTTGCAACTATTAGCTAATGTAAGAAATGAGTTTAGGGAAGAATTAAGAGCTCAACCTTTGCTACTAAAGGAGTGTATCAAAAATGATACTAATCTAGGGCGAAGAGAAGTTGCTTATTATCAGTCTTTATTAGATAGCACAAGTAATAGAGAAATTCCTATCAAACCTTCCGCTTTAGGTAAAAGCATTGTGAGCAAGAATGGAGTTACTAATTCTAAGTTAAGAAATATTAGTAAATTACTTTTTTGCAATCCTGCACAAGCAGTTACGCTATTCCTAGCTGGCCAGGTAGCATTTGCTAATGCTGTCAGTATACAGTTAAATAATTCTTCTGCCGTAGAAAATTCTACTTTGCCTTTTGAAGATAAGCTTTTCAACATATCTAAAGTTAAAGAAGATTTAAGGAGTAATGTCTCTACATACAATGCTCTTGATGAAGCTACTACATTGAAGAATGTGTCAGAGCTAAGATTGGAAGAAGAAAAAGTAGATGATGTAGAAGAAATTTTAGCAAATTCTACATTATTACCATTTAACAACAATATAACAGGCATGGATGAAGTAGCGGAAAAAGTTATGATAAGTCCGAGTAGCGAATTTGCAGATATACCCGAGAGTAAGGTAGAAGAACTAGATGTTAGTAATTTAAATTGTACCTCAACTAATCATATGTCGCTCTTAAATAAAGTCCAAATGGAAAATGCTACACTTGAAGTAGTCGAAGAGCATAAGACTCTTGCACAACCTCAATTTGAGCCAGATTATCCTAGAAATTCTACTTTGCCTTTTGATAACATGTTTATAAGCGTTCGTGAGACGAAAGATAATAGCACAACCTCACTAGATACTTTTGCTGAGGATACTGTCATTAAAAATGACAAACATTTTCTTAGCGCTAATAGTACTTTTGAGGTAGAAGAAAGTGTGATAGTAAATACAGAGAAATCTAGCTATAGCCTTTTCACAAAAGCATTCAATGATGAGATAGAAAAAGTAAAAAACGAGATTAATAAACTAATAATAGCTTTGACTCAGACAGAGTTGGATGAAAGTACTAAAGTGGATGTGCGACGTTCTAAGCGTTCTATCAGTACAAATAGTAGTATTATTGATAACCCTAATCCGTCTGGAAGTTTTACACGTTCTAATCCTAGTAGTAAGGTTGCTAAGCTTGAGAACGAAATGAGAAAGATGAAGGAAGATATAGCGCAGTTGAAACAATCTTCCACCACTAGTAGTGAAGATAAAGTACGTCTTGGTAATTTAGAAACTACTGTAGAAACATTGCAAAAGCTTTTAGATGATCAGAGCAAGGAATTTACACAAAAAGTTGCAAATTTGGAAAGTCTTGTAGAGAGTTTAATTAATGTAGTAAATGGCTTCAGAAAGGAGCTTGATGATATGAAGAAGAAAGCTGCAGAGCAAGAAACGATACAAAAACAAAAAGGATTACCAGCCGAATGTGTTGAGGCAATTAAGAGCCATAACTTTAAAGCTGCTGAAGAAAAGCTCCAAGAGATTAATGATGATAGCAAGATTAATCTTATAATAAAAGAAGCTTATAATTATCAAATAAGTAATTTTGATTTAGTGCTGAAATTTGGAGATAGCGTTAGGAATATAAAAAGAAGCTTTTTAACTTACAAGGCACTTAATTATGAAATGGAAAGTAATGGACACAAAGATCCATTCAAAATGATAAAGTTAATTGAAAGTTTGAGAAAAGAAATTATTAATCAGTTAAATACCTCATCTGAAATAAAAGGAGAAGCTGAGTTTCTTGCAAGTAGCTTAAAGGATAGTGTAAAAGCTGTAGCAAAAGAGAAGTTAAAGGATGGTATGTTATACACACCTACGAACTGAACAGTTTTTGTAAATCCGGTGAATATATAGAACAAGACTTTCAACTTACAGGTAATTTCATGAGTGATTCATACAATGTTCAAGAACTTAAAGCACAACTTCTATTAAACTTAAGATCTTGTCTTTTGTACTTGCTACCTAACGGAACTTTTCACAAAAATGAGTTTCAAGTAGGTGATATATGGGGTAATAAAGGAAAAAGTTTAAGAGTAGAACTAAGTGGCAGTAGAGCCGGGTTATGGAATGATTTTGCAACTGGAGAAGGTGGTGACATTATCGACCTTTGGGCAGCTGTGCATAGAAAGAATGCAAGGACAGAGTTTCCTGAGGTAATAGCTTCAATAAGTGAATGGCTCGGAAATAATAAAAAATACAGAGAGAAACAATATGTTGATGAAGACTTTGAGAAATTCATTACCCAAAGTTGGAATTATTATGATGAAAATGGTCAGGTGATTGTAAAAGTTTATCGTTCTGATCCTCCTGGAAAGAAAAAAGTATACAAGCCTTTTGATATCAAACAATCTAAGTTTGCATCACCAGAAATAAGGCCTCTATATAATATTCCAGAAATCTTAAAGTCTGATAAAATTGTTCTGGTGGAAGGGGAAAAATGTGCAGAAGCGCTGATAGAGAAGGGAATAACTGCAACAACAGCGATGTCTGGAGCAAATGCACCTATTGAGAAAACTGATTGGACTCCGCTAAAAGGTAAACACATTATTATATGGCCAGATAATGATGAAGCAGGTAAGAAATATGCTAAAAATGCTGAAAAAAAGCTTTTAGAAATCGGAGTTGAATCACTTGTTGTTCTTAATATTCCACAAAATAAAACAAAAGGCTGGGATGCTGCTGATTGTGTAGAGGAAGGAATAAATGTTAAAGAATTTTTAGCTTCAACTGCACTTACTACTAATACTCTAAGTACAAAAAGTTTGATTTCATTTTCTGCAAGGCAATACTTTAACGATAAATCACCGATGCCAGAAGATATAATTGCACCTAGGATTTTAACTCCAAGTGGACTTTTAGTGTTTGCTGGAGCACCTAAAGTAGGAAAAAGTGACTTTTTAATTTCTTGGCTAATTTACATGGCAGCAGGAGTTCAATTTCTTGATATGGTACCTAAAAGGCCTTTGAGGATCTTTTATCTTCAAACTGAAATTGGCTATCACTATATGCGTGAACGTCTACAGCAACTAAAAATCAATGAAGAACTGCTTGAGATTGCTTTGGATAACTTAGTCATTACACCTCAAACAAAGCTACTCTTAAATGATGATAGTATAGATGAAGTTCTTGGTGAAATAAAGAAATCATTTGGTTCAAATATCGTTGATGTTATAGCTATTGATCCACTACGTAACGTTTTTGATGCTGGCGAGAACAGTAGTGAAAATGATAACAATGCTATGCTATTTTTCCTGCAAGAAAGAGTTGAAAAATTGAGAGCGTTAGTTAATCCGAATGCAGGAGTCATTTTAGTACATCACACGAAGAAGATGCAAAAGAAATCATTAGAAGAAGATCCTTTTCAGAGTTTCAGTGGTGCTGGTTCGTTAAGAAGCTTTTATACTACAGGAATGATAATGTTTAAGCCAGATGAACGGCAAAGTAGTCGTCAACTGATGTTTGAATTACGTAATGGTCATGCTATTCCATCAAAATGTGTTGATAAAATCGATAACTGCTGGCAAATACTTGATTATGAGTCACAGAGACTGATACATAAAGATTATGGACAAAAATTAGATGCAGAGCGTTCTCGTAGATATGATATTATACTGCAATTAATTTACGACGAGGCGAGAAATAGAGGGAAAGTATATACAATCAATACATTCTGTGAGGTATTTGAAAATAAAGCAGGTCTTGGTAGTAAAAACTCCATTCGTGAACGCATTGATGTTCTTGCTGCAAAAGGTTACATTAAGTTTAACAGGAATGATAAAAATGCTGAAAGAAGTAAGTATGGGATACTTTGTGTTGAAGATATGGAAAAGAAAGTTACAAACCAACTAAATAAGGATATTATAGTATATGAGAAGATTTTACCAACCGATTATAAATCGCCAGAATATGGCAGTATTATGCCAGTTGAAGATTCAAACATTTGGCTTTACTATAATTAGATCTCTTCTATATCATTTACAGTAATAAGGTTACTTACGAAGTATATTGATTATTTCAGACTCCAGAACTCTTCAGTCTTGGCAGAATCTGGTGCAGTTTATGAGATCTGGTACTTTCTGGTAGTAAAAAAATGCTAGATTTTCAATGGTTTAATGGTTGACAGATTTCTGAGCTGTAATCTGGTTTAGGTGGCAAAAAGCTTAGGAGTATTGAGGAGTTTTGACCAGTCTCCAGTTTCCAAAATTTCCTATTATTATATAATAATAATATAGTAGTATGACTTTAAAACATACTACTCTGTTCGGTTACTAACCAGTCTACAATAATAAGCTATGGATACGTATAAAGCTCTCTTTCAAAATTATCTGATAAAAGAAATGAAAGACAATGCTCAGAAAAAACAAATGAACCGTAATTGTATCCGTTCAGAGGTATGGTAAGGATAAAAAAGAATTGACATAACATATCAAAGTAATAATAACAGAAAATGTTGATAGTAAGGTAAGGCTAAATTGTTGATCAGTATTGTAGAGTTATGTAAAAACTTAGAGCAAAAAGTAGCAAAGCTTGAAGAAAAAAATAAAATCTTAGAAATAGAGAATGCTGAACTAAGAGAGAGACTTGGCTTGAACTCAAGGAATTCATCTTTACCAAGTTCAAAAGAGCTGTACAAAATAAAAAAAGACACACCAGAAGATAAGTCAGAGGGTGGCAGGAAGATAGGGGGTCAAGTTGGTCATAAAGGAAATTATCGGATAAAAATGGAAGCAGATGAAGTAATTAGAGTAAGATTACATGATACTTGTGAATGTGGTGGAGAAATTGCAGTATGCAACAAACCCTATATTCACCAGAATGTTGATCTCCCAAAAATTAAGCCTTACGTAGTGGAATACCAACTAGAACATGGGCGCTGTCGTAAATGCGGAAAAAGAAGGAGTAGCAAATTACCAGAAGGAGTTACACCTGATACCTTTGGTCCTAGAGCTAAGTCAGTAGTTGCATCACTAAGTGGGTTTTATAAGAATTCAAAGCGAGAAATAGCGAATATTATGAAAGACATCTTTAACATGAGTATAAGTGTTGGTAGTGTGTCCAACAGCGAAGCAAGGGTCTCATCAAAATGTAAAGAAGTCTATGAACAAATAGAGGAAGAAATGAAAGCAAGCGAAATTTTGCATATTGATGAAATCAGTCACTACAACAAAGGCAAGTTGGGATGGTGCTGGATGTTTGCCAACAATAACGCAAGTCTTATGAAGTTAGCAGATACAAGAGGAATGAGGTTTTTAAAGAATAGTGCATTTTGTGATTACAAAAATCGTGTAATTACCGACAGATATGCAGTTTACAACTACTTCAGTGATGAAAAACGACAAATTTGTTGGGCTCACTTGTTGAGAAATTTCGAGAGGTTATCTCATAGCTGGAATAGTGAAGTAATGAGACTTGGCAATTGTTTAAAAGATGCAGCTAATGGATTATTTGCATTAAAAAATGCTTTGTCAGAAAATGAAATTAGTATTTCAAAGTTCACTAAGCAATCTAAAGAGTTGCGAAGATTTATGCAGTACTGCATGATAAAAATATCTTATATACTTGAAGCAAAAGGAGCTTCACGAACGGGGGTATTATAAAATCCGAGCCAATGATGTGGACATTTTTGGATGACCCAAAGAATATTCCATTAACGAATAATCATGTTGAACGACAAATACGGCGTTATGTTGTCTATCGTAAGAATTCATATTTTGCACAGTCAGAGCGAGGGAATAGATTCCTTGAGCGGATAATTTCTCTGTATCTCACTTGGAGACAAAAAAAAGTTAAATCCATTTCAAAACCTTTTATCTATTGTCTCTTAAGCCGCACCTCTGAACGGATACCCGTAATTGGGTTTTAAAGCGATTCTACAACCTCAGGGTACAACATACCACCAAGACCCAAGTTACTCATATAGGGTAGCTTAAAACTCGATTATGAGGTACTTCTAAAGTATCTTTTACCTTAAACTTTCACTTACTAGAAAGAGCCCTGTTCAATTTTATTATGTTTTTTATTCCTTGTAAAATATTTTTTCAAAAAAGTGAACAGTTTTTGTAATTTCGGTGAAACAAGAGCTGGTTTTGGAGGTCTTATTGAAATATAACGACTTTTATCTAAAATTCTTAAGTTGAGTTTTTAGGTAATCTGTATAAATAATTTGTAGATGAAGCTAAAGGAAAAAAGTTTTGCCATAAACATAAGCTACAAAACCCTCTCAATAATTCAAGATGGAGACAAAGATCTAAATTTATTTATTTACGTCTCTAATTTTATCTCGTATAATGGAGACAAAGATTTATATTTTGTGTTTTATGTCTCCATTATTTATTGGTAGAAAAACTGAGTTAAAACAACTACTGGAGCTTACAGAAAAAAATACTGCATCTTTTGTAGTAGTCAAAGGAAGGCGTCGTATAGGAAAAAGTCGTTTAATTCAAGAGTTTGGTAAATACTTCGAGCAATATTACTCCTTTATAGGTTTGCCACCAGAAAAGCATACTACAATGTCCTACCAACTTAATGAATTTTCTAGACAAGTTGCTAGACAATTTAATACATCTTTTGCTAGGTATGATGACTGGAGCGATTTACTATGGGCAGTTGGTGAACGTCTACTATCAGGAAAAACATTATTGCTGTTTGATGAAATTTCTTGGATGGGCTCAAAAGATCCAACCTTTTTAGGCAAAATAAAAAATTTTTGGGATACGCAGCTAAAAAATAATAACAAGTTAATTTTCGTTGTTTGTGGATCAGCTTCATCCTGGATCGAGAAAAATATACTTAGCAGCACTGGTTTCGTAGGGAGAATATCGTTAACTTTAACACTCGGAGAATTATCACTTTCTGATTGCAATGAATTTTGGCCGAAAAATATTTCAGCATATGAAAAATTTAAGGTGCTTGCAGTAACTGGCGGAATTCCAAAGTATTTAGAGGAGGTAAATTTTAAACATAGCGCTGAAGAAAATATTAAAAGGCTTTGTTTTACAAAAGGTGGGTTTTTAGTTGAAGAATTTAATCAAATATTCTCAGATTTATTCATGCGAAAAACGGCTTTTTATAAGCAAATAGTCAGAGCTCTTTCTACTGGAGCTAAAGAACAAGAAGAAATTTGTGCTACTTTAAATATCGTAAGACATGGACGCATTTCTGAGTATCTATATGAACTTGAGCTTGCTGGTTTTATTGCAAAGGATCATACTTGGAGTATAAAAACTGGTACTGATTCACGACTCAGGAGGTACAGACTTCAAGATAATTATTTAAGGTTTTATCTAAAATATATCGAAAAAGATCTAGGAAAAATTAGTCGTGACACCTATTCTATAGGGTTCTTACCAGAGTGGTATACAATTATTGGGCTTCAATTTGAAAATTTGGTGCTGAACAATAGAAAGAGTATACATAATATCTTAGGAATTGATAGAATAATAAGCGAGAATCCATTTTTTCAGAAAAGAACACGTAATAGTGCAGGTTGTCAAATTGATTATATGATTCAAACGAAGTTTAACACTCTCTACATTTGCGAAATCAAATTTTCAAAAGATAAAATTGGTCATTCAATAATACAAGAGTTACAAAAGAAAATAGATGCACTAAATCGTCCAAAAGGCTTTTCATGTCGTCCAGTCCTTATCCACGTTAATGATGTAAGTGATGATGTTATAGATAGTGGTTACTTTTCACACATAATTGATTTTGGAAAATTATTAAATTGTAAGTAATGGTTTTTCTGACTTTAAAATAGTGTCTTTTTAGTTTTTATGTTTATTCTTAACTTATAGAGGTTGCTTATGACTGATACTTTAACTTTAAAAGAGGGAGATATTGAAACAAGATCATGGATAATAGCAAATTTATTTGTAGAGGGTGTAGAAAACGTAGAATTAATCGAGCCAAGAGAGAATGTTGTGGTGCTAGGTAATGAGTGTGCAGTTCTTAGTCATGTTAAATTAGAGGAAATATAGGATTTGAAACGTATTCTTTTACTAGCAAGCACTTTTAAGAAGTTCATAATATTTTTGAATATATTACATTAGCAGTAAATCAATTGACACGATATTACCTCAGATTATATTGTATGTGTGGAGGATACAAAACTTAAATAGGTAACATTAGGGGGTATTTTAATGGCACAGGAACAACAATCAAATGCAAACTTTTGCGGGGCTGTAGGCAGAGCACTACTTTTGCCATTACATGCAATAGTTTATGTGTTTAATCCATGTAATTGGTGTAATTCATCAGATAAGGTTAAAAGAGATGCAAGAGTTGCATTAAAAGAAGTGGTGGATGGCCATCCAAGGGTTTGTTTACACGCAGAAATGTTAAGAAGCAGTGCAGAGTTGGGCATGAAGATCTTGAAAGTTGGATCTGGATTTGTTGCGTTTTCAATACCCAGGTGCTTTTCAAGTAAACTGAAGCAGAAAGAAATTGACGATCTGCAAAGAGAACATCCCAACATCAAGCTTAGTAAGGAAGACAGAACAGCTATTATTGAGATTGATATTGTGGAAATTCAAAGAGGGTTGCATGGCAGAAAAGCTATTATTAACCAAATTGCAAGCAGGATATGTTCAGACCTAAAAGCATTGACACGAGCTGGCATTGAAAAAGTATCATATGGTGATATGAAGCTCATTTACAGTATTGCAAAAGCGTTGCATGATAGCCATAACTATACTAGAAGCGAGGAGAAAGAGATATTCACAAAATCTGATGGTGATATGATAATTTGCATTGCCAACAAAGGTATTGTATCTCTCGGTGGTAGAAATCATAGAATAGAAGATAATAAAAAAAAACAGAGTATCTCTCAATGAGCCTGGAAGTAGTATGTCTAATGTAACGGCAAGCAGTTTTTACGTTAAGCAAATTTAGTAACAGATACACTTTTAATGAGGAAATTTCCGTACCAAGGTCAGAACTATCTCTTGTTTACTTATGTATCATATAAGCAAAAGAGTTAGAGCAAGAAAAAGCAAATGAAAAGTTTATTACCGCCAAACGCAACAAAGCAAGAAAAAGTGCTAGTAGAAGCAATCGACTACAAAGTTAATCCAAGTTGCATCAGGGAATTTAAATTTAGTCTCAAAGATGAAATACTGCCGTGGTTGATTGAGGAATATGAATTGGGGGAAATTCTACGTTGGATAAAGGATAAAAGAAAAGCCGTAGTAGAAGGAGTAAAATTTCAAAGACTGAGAGGAACTCCAGCATCACTCAAAATAGCACTAAAGTGGGCGAATATAGAAGATATTACAATTATTGAGGAGCCATCTGGCAAGCACTTTTTTGAATTACAGATAGGAATAAAAGATGTTCCAAATGACTTTTTTGTAGATGCAGTAGTAGAACTTGCAAAACTATCGTTACCAGCAAGATCGCGGCTAATGAGGATTTTCAATGATCACTATAACGTTGATAGGTTTATATTAGATGAAAGCTTTTTTGGAAATTTGTTATCGGATTACTCAGGGATAAAAATTGAAAAAGATGGACCAGTATTATCGTTTGGAAGAGTAAATTTTTTCAGGTCTAGTGGTCCAGTTATTAGGATTATAGAAAACTATCTACGCGATCATTATGAACGAGCTTTAAGCAATGATATATATCGCCTAGATGTAGCAATCCTTGGAGAAACCGAGCCTCACACAAGGGATTATAAAGGCATCTATGAAAGAGATCATTTGTGGTACAACTTAAAAGCACTATATCCATTACCACAGAGTTTATTACCATCGATTAAATTTGCAAAAGCGCAGATAGTATTATCAGACAGTTGTGATTTAGGAGACATAAATACGTGCTTTCCAGTTAGTAGCGTAGAAGAAAGAGGAAATAAATTTGTATTGGGAAACGATAAACTTTCAGGGCAACGTTGGAATTTAAAACACAAGCCAATTTTAGAAAGGTTTAGCTGTGTGATTCATATAGGTTATTACAATAAAAATGTAAGATCAAATAGAAATTTGTACTTGTGATAGTTTATATACCTTATTACAATTATGGTGGGAAGTATATCAACAATAAAAGCCGCAAGTAAATGGACTCTAAAGTTAAGCTACGCCTGAATTGGGTAAACCTATATAAAAAATTAGGTCATGCAGGAAGAGTATGTCAGCACTATAATATTTCACGCTTTACCTTACGCAAATGGTGTAAACGTTACAAGGAGTTTGGTGAAAAAGGATTAGAAAATCTTAGTAGCAGGCCTAAAACCTCACCTTTACAAAAAACCAATATATCTAGTGATCAACTTATTCTCCACTTAAGAAAAACTAGAAAATTAGGAGCAAGACGTATTCAAACTGAATTGAAACGTTTACATGATCTCTCTTTTTCATTGGCTACTATACACAAAGTTTTCAAAAAATATGATGTAAGTCTTTTACGTATTAAACGTCATTACCGCAAACAAATAAAGCGTTACAACTGTAAAGTACCAGGAGAGCGTATACAGATGGATGTATGCAAAATAGCTTCTGGACTTTATCAGTATACCGCTATAGATGATTGTACACGTTATAAAGTTGTTACATTGTACCCAAGACGTACTGCAGAAAACACTCTAGATTTTCTTGAACAACTAAGAGAAAAAATGCCATTTCATTGTCAAAGAATTCAAACCGATAGAGGACAGGAATTTTTTGCTTATGGGGTGCAAGAATATTTGAAAAAATGGAAAATCAAATTTCGTCCTATCAAGCCATTTTCCCCGCATTTAAACGGTAAAGTGGAAAGAGCTCAGCGTACAGATTTAGATGAATTTTACAGTAGTGTTAACATCAAGGATCCTGATCTACAAATTAAACTCAGAGATTGGGAAAACCATTATAATAGACAACGTCCTCATAGCTCTCTTCAAGGAAAAACTCCATGGGAAAAATATAAAGAGCTAGAAAGTACAATTCCTTGTTTAAGTGAAGTGCAAAAAAATTACATTCCGTCAAAGGAGCCTTTTGTCATGCAAAATTACAAGCATGATCAAAGATTAAAGTCAATTCAAAAACACAACGTTACTTAACTATTTAAAATTCAGACTTAATCTGACAAATCAGTTGTTATGACCTATATGAATCACACAGATAAATTAAGCAACTTGACCAGCAGAAGTAACTCCTCTCAGGCTCTTATTATCCGTAGGTTCTATAGTAATGCTGTTAAGTGAAGATATTGGCCGCTGTGACTTTTTCAAATTGCTATTTTCCCATTGTATAAATCTTTGTATTTGATCGTCATAATGATTCAGTTTATATTTCAGCTCAATGAGTGACCCTTCTCTGTCTAGTGATAGATTTACAGTCTTCTGAACACCTAGAGATGTCACTCTCATATTTTCCAAATTTCTTCTTTTAGGTGATATACACTGACCCTTCACTGAGCCTGATAAAGTACAATCTTGCAACTCTGAGACTTGCTGCTGATTATCCATTTTTCTCCTTTTAGTTTTTGTACTCTCTGTGTCTAGAAAACTTTTGTTTTCTAGCAGTAATTTTTCACTTGATACTGAAGAAGAACTTTCGCTATTTTTTTCTACATAAAGCTCTTTTAAAATTGAGACACCCTTAGCATTCAAATCAGATTTTTCAAATTGTAAGAGCGATTCTCTTTTTTCTATCTCATTTCTTAAATATGTTAACTTGTCTTCACCTTCAGTAAATAATTCTTGTATAGCATTTACAGTTCCTAAAGTGTCAGGATGATTTACTCCTATCACTTTCTCCTGTAATTCTTGCAATTGTTGGAGTTCTTGTAATGCTTTTTCCTTATCCCCTAAGCAGCTATGTAAAACAGCTATATAAAACTTCACAGATAGTACGTTAGGATGATTATCTAAAAATCCATAATTTTTTTGTAGCTTCAGTACTTCCTCAAAATATCGCAATGTTTTTTCTCTTAATTCCCTCTGAATGACTTTTTCTACTTCTATTTCAACAAAATAAGGAGCAGGTTGTAAGTACTGACTACCTTCTTGATTTATTAGAACATCTTGTAGATTCCTAAATAAAGCTTGTATACTCAATTCACGAGGTAAATCCTCTTTATGTGATAACTCTCCTTCATTTATAGTTACTTTTTTTCTTTCTTGAACCATAAAGAAATATGCTAGGGCATAGATATATTTTGTATCTAAATTATAAAGTTCATATATCTCGGAAGGATAAAGATAAGGATCATCATCGGAGTAAAAATCACCTAGTTTAAGGAAAATTTCATCTCTCAGTCGTCTTACATAGTACAAAGTTGTAAATGCATCAGTATATCTTTTTTGCATCACAAATACTTCAGCTATAATAACTGCTATATCTAGATGTTCTTCCATAAGTTCCATGATGTCTTCTCCATATAAACTATTGACTATAAAGTTATTGTATTTAACGTATGACAATGCTTCTTTATAATTTTTTTGTTTGAGATAAGTAGAAAGTATTTTTTTATCCAAAGTAAGAGAAGGAAATGTATCATTTACCTTCTCGAGTTTTTTTAAATCCAGAAAGATTTTTAACGCTCTATCATATAGTCCCAAACCAGCTTGCGCGCAGGCAAACTCATATTTAATTAATCTTGAATATCTATCATCTACAGCAAGTAATTGATATAATTGTGACGTGAGATTGATAACTTTTTTATACTCATGTAACTCATTTAAGCTACTCAAAACTAAACAAGGAAAATTCTTATTTTCTTCTATTAGATAGTCATATTTTTGACTATGATCAAACAAGGATAAGAGATGAACTACATCTAAAAATCCTCCTTCAGCTTCAGATACCAGTTCTATGACACAACTTAATATGTGTTTTTCCTCATCTATGCTAAGCCATGAACGCACTACTTTTTTGACCGATTCATGCATAATGTAAACCTTGTATTTATCTGATCCTTCTACATAAATTATGGAATACTGCTCTAGCAATTCGAAAATGGAGTATAGTCCATCCTCATATCTAATCCAGGTAAGAAATAAACTGGGATCAATTGCACTATGATCAAAATAAGCCATAATACTTAAAATTTTTAGAATTTTCTCTCCAGAACTCATCTTTTCTATTGTTTCCATCGAGATTAGTAATGTTATTTGCAATATTCTATCGTATTCATTTTGTCCAGTGTTTCGTGGAAATTTCTGATTAAACCTTTCGTATTCTATTAAATATTCAAAAATTCCAAATGCTTCGCTCAAAGAGCTTGATCCTTTGTTTTTAATACATGCTGCTGCTAGATTTATAGCCAATGGAAGACATTTTAGTTTTCTTATGAGCGCTTTTATTTGTTCATCTTGCGATCTATCTGCCATCTCTAAAATTATTTTGACAAGTTGTACAGCTTCTTTTTCTTCAAGACTATCTAAAGATACTTCTGCTATATCTTGATAATCTTGATCAGAAGAAGTAAACAGGCAATCAAAACCACCTCTTTGACCTCTGATCTTTAAAATCCTCTCTAGATCTTCTTTTTTAACTCCCTGAAAAAGGAATAGGCATTTTTTCTTTTCTTTATTTCCTACTCCTCCTTCCATAAACATGGCTAACCTATCTCGGGTAAAGGAAGCAAAAGAACTTTCTATGGATAATATATCTTGAGTACTCACCTCATAGGCATGAAGATAAGCTCCTTTGTTTTCTTCAACAAACTTTCTAGCTAATTGAGTTTTACCAATACCAGATGGACCTACTATTACTACCGCTCCCCCCTGCAATTTTGTATATATCTCATCTATTTGTTCTTGCCTTCCAGTGAATTCTTCTACTGGATCACATACATCCTGAAAATTCATTTTACCAAATAGAAATCCTAATTTTTTTACATTTGATAATCTTTTTATACTAGACCGAAAACTCCTAGATCTTGCTGCATTATCATGCTCTGATTCAAGTAGGTTGCTATAGTCTTGAGCGACTGTTTCAGCATGCTTTACAAATGCTTCTTTTACTTTTAGATAATAAGATAAATTTGGAATTGTTTTTAAATTGTTTTCCATCGAATATATAACATCACTATTTTTTCCAGCCCTTTCTATTATCTTTTTGCCTTTCCTTATTCCTTCTCCTTCAACTAAGTATCTCATATTCATATCTAAACTTTGTTTGCATCCTTGACAGAAAAGTAAGATATACTCGCTTAAAACGCTTACCTCTTGTTCAATATGAGATTTAATTTTTACTATAAGATCCTCAATTACCTTTTTGCTTGGCATTTGGATTTCTTTATTGACAATATAAAATACCTGCTCCACTTTAGCCTTAAACTCTTGTATATTTAAGGCATCTAAAGTATACACATAATTTTCAAGTTCTACGTTTGTAGTTTCTACTCTAATATATCTTGTCTCATATGTTCTTTTCGACTTTTCACCCATAAGGGAACGGCGATAACCATACTGACTAGATTTATCTTCACTTCTTTTTCTATAATATATAAAAGAGCCTTCACTTCCTTCTGCAATTCCGATATTTTCATATAAATCTTTAAGGTTATAACTTATTTCTCCATACTGCGCAGACACCTCTTGCAAATATGTATTGAGAACAAGGGTTTCAGCTATCCCTAGCTTGCTCAAATCTCCCTTGTATTCTTTCTGAATATAATATTCGATGATCTTATCTACAATGTCATCTGCTATCTTTGAAACATGATCAAAGCCTATTTTCTCAAACTGCATTTCAAAACTTTGAAAAATATTGCATCCAGCATCTACTAATATTTTTCTAAAGCCCAGTTTATATTCATTAAATGTTTCTATTAAGTCTGATAGATTAATAAAATTTTTTGTCGCTTTTATTACATTACCTGTTCTCAAAGATGCCCTCATACCAAACATTGCCAAGTCATCTGTATGTATTGAACATCCAAAAATACTCCGCACAGATCTATTAGTGTTCATTCCATCAAAAAATATTCTGTTCCCCTCTCTCAGCATACTCGCAAGCACATCATATATAATGATCCTCGTTTCAAATGATTGAATGAAACTCAGAACAAACTTCATCAAATTTGAATACTCTACTTGATAAAATTGATAATGATTACCTCCTTTGTAGGATAAGTGTATTTTATTACAGTATTTTTTCTCTTCATTGTATATAAGATCTTTTGAATCTTTCTGAGACACTATTATCGCTGTATTTAGTAGATCAGACATTGAATTTATTTCATGCTTTCCACCCCAAACTCCAGTAAGTTCCATGCACTTTAAGTATGTGTCAAATACAAATTCTTGAACTTGATTACGTTTTTTTATCTTATTAAGTTCAGTACAAATTTCCTTTACTGCATTTTCGTCAAAAAAATTGGGTTGGAGTTTACTAATATCAATATTATACTGCTTAATTTTTTCAGCACCGAATTCATGTTCAAACTCTTTTTTAAAGGTACCTCCTGTAAAATAACTTCCACTGTGACTCTCAAAAAGATCCATAATTTCAACCTTATTTTCAAATCTTCTTTGGCTGAAACATACTGCATCAGCAACCTCACAACGAAATGTCTTCGTTACTAATTGCTTCATTACACTATCTTCATAAATATTTGCATTACTTTGCATTAGCCTTTGAATTGAATGTACATCATGGTCGCTCGCAAATAATTCTTTAAACCTTTCATGGAAGGCATAATCATCAAATTTTACGGGAGCTAAGTAAGCTAAAGCAACAGACCAAAATAAGCAGCTGCCATCTCCCGGTACATCAACTTCTTCATATGAAATAAGTGGTTGCAGTATCTTAGCGATATCTTTTCTGTTATTATCTTTAGCAATATCTATAGGAGTCTTTCCCTCTCCATCTAAAACATCAACTTGCGCTCCTATCTTTAGCAAAAATCTGACAATTGTTAACTCTCCCAGGCAAACAGCAATATGCAGCGGTGTATCACTGCATTGATTCACTCGAAAATTAACGTTTAGACTCGGATATACCTTAAAAAAACTTTTCAGCTTTTCAAGCTTTCTATCTTCTAGAATACTAGAATCCTCTATAATATTAGTAAACTCTCTTATTAATAGTGTCTCGCTCAAGATTGGCTCAAAATGGAAACCTCCTTTATTTATTATATGTATAGTATTTTTTTCATTATAATCTGTACTTACAGGTTTGGATGTTAACTCATCAATAAGATACCCTGACCATCCACATATATGAAGATCTTCAATAACATGCAGCTTAATATTATATTCATTACAAATCATACTTCCCTCAATTTCAGGCCTACCCCATATAGGAATCTGCAACGTACTTCCATACTTTAAATCAGTTAACGATAAAAACACGTCTTTATTGTCCCTCTGCATTTTTTCTATATCTTCAATACTGTATTCTATACCAATCAAATAAGTCTTCCATAATTCATCATCATTAATACCAGGCTCTGGGAGTATTACTGTAGAATCTTCACGGTTTCTAGCATCTGCTATAATCTTTTCTTTCATTTCTTGACTAATTAAAGCTTGCTTCCTACAAACTTCTCTCAAAGATTTCACAGTAAAGTTTGTTCCAGGATTTAATTGCTTAAGTCCCTGTGCAACTGCATCAAAGAAACAATCTCCTCCTCCAATTGCTTTTCCTATTGTAAAACCTTCTGGCAGCTTTAATATTTGCTGACTGCTAGATAGTAGTGTGTCTTCTTTTTGCATTCTTATTAACCTAGATTGATTATCTATTACTTGTTCCTTTGTATTTTCTTTACCTAACATAAAGCCCCCTATATTTTAATATTCATATTTTGATGATTTTGTCGTAAACCTCTTTTCTAAAGATTGGTTTCAACATTTGATTCTTATACAGCTGTACCAAAACAATTTGCTGTAGAAACCTTAAGTTAATTTCAAGTAACTTTGATTGCTGAGTAACAGTGTGCTTTTCTTTTGATTTCTTACTAAACTAGATATATTCTTAAAAAAGCCAGGATTGCTTTCTGAATGATGTACATAATACAATGCATCTGACTCAATACCCCATGTATTTATTATGTTAAACTCGACTATAGCTAAAGAAATCTAGCAGAACAAGAACTTTTTTCATGTTTTAATATTTTTTTAAAACTAAAGCCAGTGCTTGCAAAAATACTTCTATTTTTTTACTTTAATGTACTAACTGATCCTTTCTACTTTTAAATAAATTAATACCCACTTAATCTCACACATCAATAAAAACCTAAACGACACAGCCATTTCCAGAACCCAAAACTAGCTAGTGAGAGAAGAGTTTGTTTTGGGATGCGTTGGACTACCAAGTGATACATGCGAACTTTTCTATATAATAATTTTAATATACGCTAAAATCAGCTATATTAGCCTGCTTTTGCCATATTTAGATATGAACTAACTTGCTTAGCTTTGTTGCAACAATTTTGCGTTTTTATTTTTGAAACACCACTTTTACGTAAAAAGGTCTCACAAATATACGTACTACTTTTATGCTTTTAAAAAAGTAAACAAATAAATTTTTGTTGATGCTAGAAAGCATAGTGCTTTGTTCAATTAGAATAGGCTTTATGTTGACAAGAACTTGAGTGAGTGACACCATTAGTAATGAAGGAAGTATTATAGCACTACTAAAGGAATTTATGCCTGGTTTCAACGTTAACGGCCTCTCTGAGATTGATCACTATAAGATATTAGGGGTGTCAAGAAATGCTACTCTTACAGAGATAAAGGAAGCACGTAATAGATTAGCGCTTATATTTCACCCAGATAAAATTATTTCCCCTGAGGAAAAACCCATATACAATAAATTATTATGCAAAGCCAATAATAGACAGGCATTTTCACAATCAGAAGAAAAAGATTGGGCTAAGTTTCAAGAAAAGTTCAATTCTGCAAAAAAAATCAATATTGCATATGAAGTACTAAGTGATGAAAAGAAAAGGAATGATTACGATAGAAAACTCCAGGTCGATAATAGTGGTCTGAATAATTTCAAGCGATCTTCTAAAAATACACAATCGACTGATAGAGAAACAGAAAAAAACAAAAAAGATATTAAAGTTCGTTTATTTCATGCATTTCATAATGGAGATTTACAGGAGGCAAAAAATCTAGTAAGGAAAGTGGATGACCTTGATATAACTCTACCAGAATACCCTATCGGTTCCGCATTGTATTTTTTTGTTCTACGCGCTTGCATGAGTGAGGATTGGTTCAAATTTTATCAAGATGTTTTATCGAAGCAAGGCAGTAACGTTGACCTTAACATTGAAGTTCATCCAAAGTTAGGAACAGCTTTAAGTGCTGCATGCAGCAAAGAAAGACCAAACTCAAAAAAGAGAGATGTTGTAAAATTACTATTGAGCTATGGAGTTGATGTTAATAAAGTTAGTCAATCGCGAGAGAGAGCACCAATCCTTTACGCTCTAAAAAACAATGACCACGACTTAGCATCCTTACTTTTTAAACATGGAGCAAAGATTGATGTTACTCCTGAATTGGAAAGTTCAATTATTCTTTATAGCAATCTGAGAGGCTGCAGTAAATATACAAAAGAAACAATGGAAGTTTTGTTGCAACATACTTCTCCTAAGCAAAACACTGAGATGCTAAAGCGTTTTGCAAATAATCGAACCTTAGAAAATCAAGATATTGAAATTGTAAAGTTACTTTTAAGTAAAGGGGCTAACCCTTCAATCATTCAGGGCAATTCTGAGCTTGTGTCTCTACTTAGACAATACTTATTTTCAGCGTTTAAAGATAGAGATCTTAAAAGGGCAAGAGAGCTAGTGAAGGAAGTGAAAGATCTAGATATAAAGGAATCTGGAAAGCCATTATTACATTGTTTTGTTGAAAATGCTTGTCAAGATGGCAATTGGTTTGAGTTTCTTAAAGAAGTTCTTTCTAAACAAAGAGTATTTTGCTCTCTCTTTGGAACAGGTATGAGATTTAAGATGGACATTAATATTTGTGATGATGAGCATAATGAAACAGCCTTAAACTATGCATGCAGATGCAATAAAAAAGATGTTATAGAATTCCTATTGGACAGTGGCGCTGATGTTAATAAAGTTAATGGCATATACGCCCACAGAACACCAATCCTTATTGCTCTGAAGTATAATTATTATGATTCAGTACGTTTACTTTTTGAATATGGAGCAAAAATTGATATATCTTCTGGAATCGAACAAGAAATTATTAATAATAGCCGTGAATACAAGAGGGAGACAATGGAAATTCTGTTAGAACATACTTCTCCTCAGCAAAACACTAAAGTCCTAGAATGTTTTGTAAATAATGAAACCTCAAGGAGTGTAGATATTGAAATTGTAAAGCTACTTTTAAATGCAGGAGCAGATCTTTCGATCATTCCTAGAGGTCGATTTACGGAATGTTCATTTTCAACATTTAATAATAAAGATTTAGAAACGGCGAAATTGTTAATAGATCACGTAGACCTTAATAAGGTTTTCAAAGTATTACGTGGTAATAAGGAAGTAGAGATATCATTATCCTATTTGTTTCTTATGAATGCCTGTCTAGGTACTGATTGGTTTGAGTTTTATGAAGATGTTTTAAAAGATAGGAAGGTTGATATTAATGCTGTCTTTTCTCATGGTTATACAGCTTTAGGTTATGCATGTAAAAAAGGAAAAGAAGATGTTATAAAACTACTTTTAAGTAAAGGAGCTGAAATTAATAAAGGTAAGAAGACACCAATTTATTTTGCTTTAAAGAATAATGATGACAGGTTAGCATCTTTGCTTTTTGAACATGGAGCGGACATTAATGCAACTCCTGAATTAGGACAAGAAATTATTGCTAACAGCTATAATAAACGAAGTAAGTACACAAAAGAAACAATAAAGATTCTGCTACAACATACTTCTAAAGAACAAAATACTGAAATACTAAGGCGTTTTGCAAATAATGGAACCTTGGAAAATAAAGATATTGAAATTGTGAAATTGCTTTTAAGCAAAGGAGCTGACCCTTGTTTTGGAAACCCAAATGCAGTAGCACTTGCAACTGAGCAAGGTAATACTCAGCTCAAAGATCTATTTAGTCAATCACAATTAGACAGTGAAAGTCAAGAAGCACAAGTTACTCTACTTGGTAGTGAACAAGGCTTTGAAGGGAGTGATAATGAGTTCTATTCTGCAGAAGAGGATATAGTAAAGGGTACTAGTGAAGATAAGTATGAAGGCAATACACCACAAACAACGGCTGAGGAAGATTGTAACGGTCAATCAGGCGATCAAAAAAGTTCAGAACCTGAAAGTGCTGGTAGCCAACAGACGGAAAAAAATGTTCTTTCATCAACAAAAAAAAGTAATGCAATAAATAATGCAGGGGCTTCAATGGAGGAAACTGTAAGCAATGATCATAAGAAGGGTAAAATGCATGCAAACACACAGCAGGGCACAAGCTCATTAGAGCAAAATAAAAAAGTTAGTGAAGCGGCTAAGCTTGCTGGAGGAAATAGTCAACTAAAGGAAAGTCTAAATAGTACACAGCACCAGCTAATCGAAGAGCTACAAGAACAGCTTGCAAGTAAAGATAAAGGGATAGATGCTGCAAATCAAGCTTTGAATGCAAAAACTAAAGAATTCGAGAGTGCAAAAGCTCAGTTAGAACGGGAGCTGGGTAGTGTACAGCAAGAATTGGATAAAACAACTGAGGAACTTAGGAGGAAAAAGGCTGATCTTGAAAACAGCAAGAAAGAGCTGGGTAATGTAAATGAAAAGGTTTTAAAGTTAGAGCACGAGACATTAAATCAACAAGCAAGTATTAATGATCTTACTAAAGAAAGAGATCAACTAGCTAGTAGGACAAATACACTTACTGAAAAACTTAAAAATGAAAGTAAAAAGCTAAATGATGCAAATCAAGCTCTGGATACAAAAATTAGTGAAGTAACTCAACTGACTAAGCAAAATAGTCAACTAGAAGAGCAGCTTAGAAAAGAGCTGAATAATGTAGCAGAAAAGTTAACACAAGAACAACAGAAGGCTTTTGAATTAGGTAATCAAGTCACTACACTTACTAAAGAGCTTAAGGAAAAAAAAGCTGAACTAGAACGAGAGAATAGTAGTTTGGTTAGTCAAGTAGGAGAGCTTAAAGGGGAATTTGAGGGAATAAAAACTAAGCTTGCAGGGAAAGAGGAAGAGCTAAGAAGCAAAATTAAAGAAGTAGCCGAGCTTAGTGTCACTGTAGGGAAGCTTGAAAGGCAGACGGAAGAGTTGATGGCTACTCAAGCTGAATTTGAGACAGAGAAGGCGAAATTGAAAAGTGAACTCACAAAGCAAGATGAAGTTCTGGAGAGTACTCAAGCTCAACTCAAACAAGAGGTTAGCAGTCTAAAAGGTCAAGTCACTCAACTGGCTAAAGAAAAAGATCAATTAGCAAAGCAGCTAAATGACACTCAGCAGAACCCTAATCCAGATAATGAAAACAAGAAACTCCTGGCAGTAAGCGCTCAAAGTAGAAAGCAAATAACCTACGCCTCTGTTTCTTTTGTGTTATCTGGCGCATTTGCTGTTGGTGCAAGTTTAACAATGTTTCATTTAACAACATGTATTTCACTCGCTGTAGTTGCATTAACTTTTCTTGCAGTAGGATGTTACTGTTCGTATAAGGCAAATACAGCGCTTAGTAATGTTGAAATTGATAATTGTGTTAATCCTGCAGTTGTGGAAGTTTGAAATAGCCCAATTTGAGAAGGAATGGAGGTTAAGTTTTAGAGGTTTTTCTAAACTTATGGTTTTTAAAATAGCTTTTTAAGATCTTGAAGTTGAGTGAAGAGAGGCAATTTTCTCCACTTAGATAACGTTGTTACCCCTAGTTATTTGAGGTTTATGCTTTTGGGTCATTTTTTACAACTATTGCTATAAACCCCATAAAAACCGCAGCAAATGAATCTATGGATTTAACCGCATAAAAGACCATAAAAATGCCAATTATGCTGGATTCAAACAAGGCTGAGCGATAAGTTGCTCCAAATCTTCTACTTTTTCAAATTTGGTATTGGGCTTTATAGCATTATACAGGGAAAAACCCATACAAACCAACCCAACAATCCCTCCAATTACCGCTATAACGTGTGCTTTGGAATATTCAATCAGTAGATAAGATGCAACACAACTTACCAATAATTTTGATGATTTTTCGTCTACAGAATTTCCTTCACTATCGAAATATGCAGTAGAAGAGGAGCTGTCAGGGGCGTTTGGCTCTGCAGTGGTTTCTACTGAATCATTTTGCATTTCTTCTCTGCTTTCAAATATTGGTTGTTCTATCGGGAATGTTCAAAAAAGTGTGTCAAATCGAAAAAAAGTAATAAATTGATATAAAAAAAATGGAGGTTTGAAAATGAGTCAGAAAATAGTAAACAGAACTAACGGATTGGTAGATTATAAAGAGTTGGAAACAAATATACTGTCGTCTATACGAGAAGGTAGGCCACTGATGGGAAGAGATGGTGCATTAACGCCATTTATAAAAAGGCTGCTTGAAGCTAGTCTAGAGGGTGAAATAGAACATCATTTATCTGCTGGAAGTGAAGAAAACAATCGTAGAAACGGGAGGAATGGCAAGACTTTGAAGACAAGCGCAGGTTCATTTGAACTATTGACGCCAAGAGACAGAGAAGGAAGTTTTGAACCACAAATAGTGAAAAAAAGGCAAACAAGCTTACATCCGGAACTTGAAGCAAAGGTTTTAAGCACATACGCTAGTGGCATGGGATATAGGGACATAGCATCGCATGTAGAGGAGATGTATGACCACAAAATATCTGCAGCAGAAATATCCAATATCCAGGTATATTGTGCTATAAAAAAGGTAGAGCAGAAATGGATTATGGCTTTGCCTGGGAGTGTTAAATAAACTGTGTCAAACCGAGAAGTAAAGTAATAAATTGATATAAAAAATGGAGGTTTGACATGAGTCAAAAAATAGCAAATAGAACTACCGGTTTGGTAGACTATAAAGAATTAGAAACAAATATCTTATCATCTATACGAGAAGGAAGACCATTGACAGGAAGAGATGGTGCATTAACACCATTTATAAAAAAACTGCTAGAGGTGAGCCTGGAAGGTGAGATAGAAAACCATTTGTCAACTGAAAGCGAAGAAAACAACCGAAGAAATGGTAGAAATTCAAAGACTTTGAATACAAGTTCAGGATCATTTGAACTCTTCACGCCAAGAGATAGAAATGGGAGTTTTGAACCTCAGGCGGTTAAGAAAAGGCAAACTAATCTACATCCTGAGCTTGAAAAAAAGATCCTGAGTATGTTTGCAAGTGGCATGGGCTACAAAGATATAGCATCGCATGTTGAAGAAATTTATGACCACAAAATATCAGCGGCAGAGATATCAAGCATTACCGACAAATTACTGCCAGTGATAAATGAATGGCGCAGTCGACCGCTGCAGTCTGTATATCCGATAGTTTTCATGGACGGCATGTTCTTCAAAGTCAAAGAAGACGGACGGTGTGTAAGCAAATGCATGTATAACATATTAGGTGTAGATCAAGAAGGCAAAAAGGAGGTTTTGGGCTTCTATTTGGCTGAAAGTGAGGGAGCTAACTTTTGGCTCGGTGTGTTAAATGACCTCAAAGAAAGGGGTGTAGAGGATATTCTAATTGCTTGTGTAGATGGGCTGAAAAGCTTTCCTACGGCTATAAATAGCGTGTTCCCTAATGCAGAGGTGCAGCTATGTATAGTGCATCAGATAAGGAACTCGCTGAAATATGTGTCTAGCAAAGATGTGAAAAGTTTTATGAGCGATTTGAAGAAAATATATCAGGCTTCAAACAAGGAAATTGCTGAAAATTATTTGCTGGAGCTGGATGAAAAATGGGGCACGAAATATCCAATGGTTATAAAGTCTTGGCAGAATAATTGGGAAAATTTGTCTGGCTATTTTAAGTATTCTGACCCAGTGAAAAGGCTGGTTTACACTACAAATCCAATTGAGGGCCTGCATAGACAAATCAGAAAATTTACCAAAACCAAGGGCTCATTTACCAGCATAAGTGCCTTGTACAAACAGGTATATTGTGCTATAAAAAAGGTGGAAGAGAAATGGACAATGTCTGTACAAAATTGGGCATTAACCGTGTCTCAACTTGATATTTTCTTTCCGAACAGATTGAAAATTGAGTTGAATTAAAAATGCGGTTTGACACAGTTTACAGAACACTCCCCTTTGCCTAATTGGGCTTTAACTATGTCTCAACTTGATATCTTCTTTCCCAACAGATTGAAAATTGAGTTGAACTAAAAATGCGGCTTGACACACTTTTTTGAACATTCCCGACGTTTCCACAGATGAGCCCTTACCACTGCTTTCAGTAGTGCATTGTTTGTTTTGCCTTCTGGCTCAATTACTGTGCATTTCTTTCCTTTCTTTTTTATTGGTATAAATTCCACCTTATCCTCTAAACTCACCTCTATTCCATCCTCTCTCACCATTACTCCCTTTATTAACTTTTTCACTACTTCTTTTTGCTTTCCAAAGCTTAAATTTTTCCACTCTTCCGCTTTTTCTCCCAATTTTCCATATAGCTGCTCTGTCTTCCTCATTACTTCTTTTTCCACTTCTCCTGCTATTACATTTCGGTTTTCTGATTCACAACCTTTTCCCCTTAAATGATTGTTGCATACGTAATATCGATATCTCTTATTCTCCTTTTTTGCATATGTCAGTGTCATATTCACATCACAGCTCTTGCACTTAATTATTCCCCTAAGCAGTGCTTCCTCATATTTTGCTTTTCTATATGGTTGATTCCTTATCAATTCCTGCGCTTTTTGCCACTTTTCTTAAAAACTTACTCTTGCTAAAACTGTTTGGTAGAAGCTGTAGCTTTACTCCTCTCGTTTGAGTTTTATTACTACAACTCCCCCTAAAGAACCGTGCTTGCAGATTTCCCGCACACGGCTCATCAATATTAGTTTTCACAGTCGTCCCTCTTATGCATATAAAGAAAAATGTATTTTTGGCTTTGGTAATGGATTTACTTCTACGTAGTGTACAAACTGTTCCCAGGTCATACTCTTTTTCTGACTACGCCGATTTATCCATTTAAATGCTAGCTTTCTTACTGATGTATAAAATTGTTTTAAACACCAATAATTTCCGCTAATACCAAAGTAGTTATAGTGTCCTGTTAATTTAGCCTTCAGTACTTGCCACCAATCTTTAAGTCGAATACTTCCGCGGACTTTTTCCAACCACTCTTTGATTTCTTTTAGTTTTCTGGCTAGATTTAACTTTGAGGTTTTATGTCCCATCATTAATCTACCAAGACGACTTTTTGCACCATAGTGCGTAAACCCCAGAAAATTGAAACTTTCCGTCCTTCGTTTCTCTCTTATCGCTTGTTGCCACTCCCTCTTGCCAAACTTTACTACTCTGGTCTTGTTTTCAGATACTTCCAACCCGAATTTATTTAACCTTTGTTTCAGTAATTCCAGAAATTCTTCCGCGTCTACCTTACTTTCGCAACAAACCACAAAATCGTCGCAAAACCTTATTAGTTGTATATATCCTCTGGATCTTGGTTTAAATTTCTTTTCAAGCCATAAATCCAACACATAATGTAAGTATATATTTGCTAATACAGGACTTACTATACCACCTTGGGGTGTACCTTGTTTTGTTGCTTCATAATATCCAGCTTCAACTATCCCTGCCTTAAGAAAACGCTTTATTAACCACAGTAAATTTGGGTCAGTTATTCGTTCCCTTAGACATCTCATTAGCCATTTATGCTGTATATTATCGTAGAACTTCTTGATATCCACTTCTACAATGTAGTTTATTGGTTTGTACATAACTGCTTTATCTAGTGCATTTACCGTTTGATGACAGTTTCTTCCAGGTCGAAATCCATATGAGCTGTCCAGAAAGTTTGCCTCGTAAATATTTTCTAATATCTTCTTCAGCATAATCTGTACCAACTTATCCTCAGTTGATGGTATTCCGAGTCCGCGTTTCTCTTTACTTCCGGCTTTTGGTATATACACCCTCCTCACCGGTTGTGGTTGATATTGCTTTCCCTTCATACTATCCACTAGTCCTTCCAGTCGCTCTTTTAGATTTTCTCCGTAAGCTTCCACTGTTACCCAGTCTATTCCACAAGCCTTGTTACGCTTTAGCTCTTTATAACACTCTGCAAGGTTTCCTACATTTATTAGATGTATTAGCGATGTGAATTTCAGTCGCTTATCTTGCTTTGCTCTTACTGCTATCTGGTTTAGTTTATCTTGCATGTTATTCCAACCTCCGTTGTATTGGCATAGCAATCCCTATACCAGTTACTATATTGCTGATCGCTTCCCCTTGTACGTGGCTTTCCCACACTCCGAGTACTATCAATCAGTCCGACTTCCTCTGCATCTTCCGCTAGTTCTTGCCTTTGTTGACTTGTTCCAGCGTACCTTTATAGGAATGCATAGGATCTCCCAAGTTCACTTGAAGTCCATTTCAATACATGGCACGGTCTCAGATCCCGATAGAGTGAGTGATAACTCGCCTTTGCATTATCCCTCATGCTGTCTTCCACCGAAATGAAAATGTCGACCTCTATGTCTTCAGGTATTTCGGGACTCAATCCCTTCACTTTCGTTGTACCCTGCATTGTCCATTCCACTAGCTCTATTACACTCGTTACCTCATGCAACATAGTGGTCTGTTCTAAACTGTTGGCTAGACTTTGTTTATGTTGGATTTTCACCAACTGTTCTCCAAGCACTTCTTGGCGCACCATTTCATACCTCACAAAATTAGCTTTTCTAGCGCCAGACAAATTTCTTATATTTACCTGCCGCTATTCAAGTCATGTCCTTTTTAGCATGAGAAAGCAAGTCTTTTTCTTTTTATTTCATACACTTTTACCTATTATTAATATAATATATGAGTATCTAAATATAAGTACTTAACTTATTAGAGATATTATTCGACTATCTTTCCAACTTCTGTGCAAATGTCGATGTTCATGCCACTTCAGTACTCCCGGGTAAAATACTAAAATGTGCTTTTCTAATTCGTGTATTGAGTCTTTTTGCTCTGAATCTAATTCACTTTCAAAATGAATATTGTGCTCTGCTAAAGCGTATTTTGTAATCTTTTGATCAGTATAGTTTTCTGCTTTATAAGCATGGGTAATGCTAAATCTTTCTAAAATTGGCTTGTGTTTTAGATTCCAATATTGCCCTGAAAGTTTATCGCTTCCCAATAGAAATTTATTTCCTTCTTCTTCTATGCTACTTACTGGAAAGCACCCATTTATTTCTCCTAATTTCCAGCTATCTGACAGTACAATCTGTGCTTTGGCAAACTTTATTTCTGGTAATAAGCTCTGTGATAGAGGATATAGTGCTTTTAAGTTGTACCACTGATGACTTCTTTCATAAATGCCTTTGTAATCCTTTGTATGAGCCTCTGTTTCTCCAAGTACTGCTACATCTAGGCGATATATATCATTGCTTAAAGCTCGTTCATAATGATCGCGTAGATAGTTTTCTATAATCCTAATAACTGGACCACTAGACCTGAAAAAATTTACTCTTCCAAATGATAACACTGGTCCATCTTTTTCTATTTTTACCCCTGAATAATCAGAAAGAAGATCTCCAAATAAACTCTCATCCAATATAAATCTCTGCTCATTATAATAATCGTTAAAAATCCTCATTAGCCGTGACCTTGCTGGTAGTGATAGTTTTGCCAATTCTACTACTGCATCCACAAAAAAGTTATTTGGAACATCCCTTATCCCTATCTGCAGTTCAAAAAAATGTTTACCAGGTGGTTCTTCTATGATTGTAATATCTTCTATATTTGCCCATTTTAGTGCTATTTTGAGTGATGCTGGGGTTCCACGTAGTCTTTGAAATTTTACTCCTTCTACTACGGCTTTTCTTCTATCTTTTACCCAACGCAGTATCTCTTCTAAACCATATTCTTCTATTATCCACGGCAATGTTTCTTCTTTAAGACTAAATTTAAATCTCCTGATGCAACTTGGATCAACTTTGTAATCGATTGCATCAACCAATGCTTGCTCTTGCTTTGTCGCGTTTGGGGGTAATAGCATTACTTTTTGTTAAAATCCTTGGTGAAATTATATCTTCTGGTATTGGCGATTGATCACTTAAATATTCCTTTACGCTATAAAAAGGGATTTTTTGACCGATGTTGAAAAAGCTTTGTTCCATATTACTCCTTTTAAAATTAGGCAACAGAAGCCAAGGTTTTGGCTTTAATTTTCGCAAATAATCTACCAAGATGCGGTTCTTCAACCATATCAAGGCAGCCACTGCGATCTTTAGCAGGGTATCCCCAAGTATTAATAGTCTGACAGACAAATGAGCGAACCTCTGTGCCATCATCTTTCTTGATTCCAACCATGCTAATTACTTCATCAACTATCCCTGGAATCTCACTAGCAGTTTTTGCTCCTTCACATTGAGGCAGCCATGTTGGACGGTTGCTGTCATCAAGATATTGACCTAATGTGCCAACTATGATGATGTCTTTATCTCTGATATGTTGAAATTGATTGAGCCAAGCCATCATCTCTTGAGCAAGTAATCCATAGGCAGCTCTTTTATCTTCTCTTCCTGATCTATCTGAAAAAGCTTCAGGTTGCATCCTTGCCCATGAAAGACATAAACGTGATGCAACAGTTATGCTATCAATAAAAATAGAGCGGTATTTAGAAACCTCAGAAAGAAGATCTTTATACTTGCCAGATACATGTTCATAGTGCTTTTGACTATATGCTTGGTCAGATTTTAACGCAGGATTAGGACCACCTATGAGACATGCGATATCTCTTGCCTCATTCCAAGTACGAATACTTACAGAATCCCCTTGCCAATCTTGAACAGCTAAAAGTCCTGCTTCAAAATCGAGACAAAGTGTTGTTGATTCATCGAGGGTTTTAAGTAGGCTAGTCTTGCCAATTCCATAAGGTCCAAAGATTACTATCTTCACACCTGTGACAATTTTCGCTCTTTCTTTGCTGTTTATTATTTTCATATTTTCCCTCCTTATAGTTAGAAATCTCGTTTTAGGTATGTTTTAAGGTGGGAAAACTCTTTGCGTAACTTGTTGATTGTGTCGTAGAGAGTTGATTTTGGTATACCAGTCCTTCTGGAAATTTCACAAATGCTGTGATCTTCTGCCAATAGTTTACATATTTTTCTTAACTCTCGAGGTAACTTTGCAATTGCTTCATTTACGTCAATGCGTACTGCGGAGGTATATTCAAGACTTTCATCGCTCTCTTCGTATAAAGCTTCATCAACAAAATTAATGGTACGTTTTTTACATAGTTCTTTTTCTTTTAAATTGAGGGCACGGCATTTAACGTACTGTTTTATAAAATGCCCTTCAAGTTCATTAAGGCCAGGCAAACAGTCAAGTAAAAGATCTTGCTCAATATCTTCAATCTCTTTATAAGCAAAAGCTTTTCCTCTCTTCAGAAGTTTAGCATAGTGTCGTATGTGTTTAACAACTTTTGGGTTAATACCAGTATAGGAATTTTTAGAATGCATATTTTCTCCCTCTAATTAAGAAATGATTAAAGTGTTAATTGTGATAAACCCAAGTATTTGGATTTTCTACAGGAATTACGCTGCCATAGTGTGGTGACTTGTAGTGTGTGGGTAGTAATCTGTGATAGACTGTAACCTTTTTGTTCTTCTCTGGATCAAATATTTTTTGCCCAAATTCCATACCTTCAACGCAAAGTACTCCGTATTTGTTTCTTGCAGCGTTTTTGCCTTCTTTGTTGAATTTAACGTAGCCTTTGGTAGCAAGAACATCGAGACGATCACGAATAGAATGTGTACTGCCGAGACCTTCTTTATTTTCAAATGCCTGACAAAACTGATTAATTGTATAAGCATGACCCTTACGTCCTTCTGCACATATTAAGTCCAAGATGATGTCATATCTGCGAGAACGTTCGGCATCTAGTTTTTCACCATAGTCTTTATTTATTAACCTTTGTGACTCAGCGTCAACTTCGTACCAATGACCATTAATTTTATCAACAAATTTTGGCATAACAGAATTTCCATTACGTAACTCAAACATCAGTTGACGATAGCTGTTCTTCTCATCAGGCCTAAACATGATCATTCCAGTGGTATAGAATCCTCGTAAGCTGCTAGCGCCACTAAAACTTTGAAATGGATCTTCTTCTAATAGTTTCTTTTGCATTTTCTTTGTATGGTGCACAAGAATAACTCCAGCATCTGGATTGATTAGAGAACGCAGTTTTTCAACTCTCTCCTGGAGAAAGAAAATCATGGCATTATTATCATTTTCGTTACCGTATTCATCAGCATCAAAAACGTTACGCAATGGATCTACCGCTATGATATCGATGGTGTTTAGGTCAAAGTTTCTTTCTGCTTCAGTTACGATATCTTTAATGCTATTTTCATTTAAAAGCAGCTTAGTCTGTGGTGTAATAACTAAATTGTTTGCAGCAAGTTTAATAAGCTCTTCACTAAATTTCATCTGTTGCAGCCGTTCACGCATATAGTGGTAACCGATTTCAGTCTGAAGGTAGAAGATTCTTAAGGGCCTTTTTGGCACCATATCAAAAAAATGGAGTTCCAGATGCCATATGAAAAAGCCAAGAAATAAGAAAGTCACTTTTTCCCACTTTAGGCGCACCAGCAAAAACTAAAAGACCACTGGGAGTTAAAACTCTAGGAGCAATTATGTCTTCTGGCATTGGTGATTTGTCATTTAGGTACTGCAATACAGGAAATGAAGTAACGTTTTTTGTATATGGGAGAGAAACAGTTGAGGTTAAAAATCTTTTTACGTCTACTCCTTCTTTAATACAATCAGCAGCATCCCAAGCTTTTGGTTTATCTTGTGGAATTTTAAGAATAGAAAGCGATGCAACGCCTATATCTAAAAGCTTCTTTGCAACATTTTCAGCATATTTCTGACCTGAACTATCGTTGTCTGGCCATATGGTTATGTGTTTACCTTTGAGTGGAGCCCAATCTGTTTTATTTACAGGTGAATTTGCTCCAAACATCATTGTTGTGGCTGTTATGCCCTTACTGATTAAACTTTCAGCACATTTTTCACCTTCAACGAAAACAATTTTATCGGATTTAATTATACCTGGAACATTGTACAAAGGCCTTGGATCTGGAGCAGTACTACTTGAGTTTTTTACATCAAAACAGCTATATCGTTTTTTCCCTGAAGTGCTATCATAACGGTAAATTTTAGCTATTACTTGATTATTTTCATCATGATAGTCCCAACATGCTATTAAATGTTCTGAAAATTCTTCTTTATGGTTTGTTGAGTGACCAAGCCATTTTTCTATATCTTCTATGGTATCAAGAAACTTAGTCTGACTAGTAACATCCCACCAGAGATTAAGTATATCTCCGCCTTCACCAGTAGCAAAATCGTGCCATAATCCGGCTCTTTCTCCTCTTGTTTCTACTACTAAACTTTTCCCTTTATCTCCTCTAATATTACCAACATAGAACTTACCACCGTGGAAAGTACCATTTGGTAATAAGTAGGATAAAGATGATTCTATTCTTGAGAGTAGTTCTGCTTTTACTTCTGCTGCTCTTTCAAATAAAGCTTGCTTGTCATGCATATTGTTTTCTCCTGTTAAAATAAGCTATGTTTATTGACAAAATGTCTCTGCTACATAGCTCATGATGATGTTCTTAAAGGCTGGTAATTTAAAATACAGTCATAAATGGGTAGAGAGATGTCTCTGTACCTTTTACTATAGTAATACCGGATTTCTCATAGGTTTTTCCGGAAGAGTGGAGAAATTTTTTTCAAGCATAAGTTGACACTGTCCATATTTACCCCAAATATTTACAATTCAGAAGACCAGGTCTGCTAGGTCTTACTATAGTAAGTTCAACAAAATTACAAAAACTGTTCACTTTTTAGAAAATTTTGCACAACTCCGTTCTCTTATCTTTCATATGCCCCTGTAGTATATATACACGTTCAATTTCAAATTCGTCCGAAAAACTACAAAAATATATAGGCAACACTAAAAACCTCAAAGTTCTCTTCTGTAGAGGTAAATGGTGGTATTGAAAATTTAACTCTGCTCTCAACTTACACTCCTCAAAAAAATTACAAAATTTAATTTCATTTTAACTTTAAACAAAAAGGCCGCCTATAAGTTGCGTCTGCATTATGTTGCAAAATATACTATACTTTGCTTATGAGAATAACCAAATAAGCCATCCTTTCTTCTCCTCCATAACAGATATATACTGTAAATGTGGTTTGAAATATGATTTGCTCTAAAATTTTTTTCATTACGATTTTGCTATTAAACTTTAATAGAGCTTAACGTGTTTACAATATACTCAGGGGAGAGTCTATAAGAAGTAGCCACAAAACGCTATATTGGTAAAGGTATTCATAATAATTATTTGTGAATTAAGTACTTTAGATTCGAGATTACATAGATTTTTGGCAGTTTAAGCCATTTTAGATTGGAAAATGAAATCTCCTAAAAGGAAAAAACCCGCCTATATTAAAGGGTTAAGAGTAATTTAAGTTTGAAATTCAAAAAAACTTCTTAATTGCTTTAAAAGCTAGGATTATAGCGGGTTTTTGAGTGTAGCCCAGTTTCAGGTAAAACCTTATATATTATATATATAATAAATAATAATATATAATAATAGAACATATAGGATATGTACCTTTCATAATACCTACCTAAATATTATTAACGCGCTTAAGTGTTTAATTTATTACTTTTTTAATTTTTAAATAACAAGTTAAGCAAAAAAAAACATGAACTGTAATAAGTTTATTATAATATAAACCTTAAGAGAAGTTCCGCGGTGCTCAACTGAAATGGTTTTCAAAAAGGCTAATATACCGTCCATTTAAATTTTTAACCGAAATATAAAAGTCATTTAAAAAATAAACTCAAGTGGCAACTAACCGGTTTTTTAAAGTCACCTATAACCTACTCTAACTACTTACGCATACAGGTGGACCAGCTGCATTTCATGATATTAGTAGACATAAACCTAGTTATTGTAAGATAGTCAAAGGCATCACTCAAAGGAAGATAAATGTGTGGCCTATTCTTCAAAGTAAGGTTTTAAGGAATAAGAAGCTGTTCTTAGTTTTGTGATTTCCAGTAAAATTGAAAAATTAGGAACAAAAACATACTATACTTAACTCACTGAATTTCTATGCTTTTAGCCACTTAGTGTATTACTTTTCTATTTTCAAAAGACTTAATGAATCAGATCGCCCTAAATAAAAATACAACACAGAGACAAAAATATGAAAAACCTGCTATTGCATTTTGGATAACCTAAAAAAAGATGAAAGACAAATGCTTACAAAAAACAAGATGGCTAATAATATCGTTTTAAAAAGATTCTACGACTCCAGGGTACAATTATACTACTAAGACCTAAGTTACTTATGTAAGGTAGCTTAAAACTCGATTATGAGGCATTTCTAAATTATCCTTTACCTTAAACTTTTACTTACTACAAAAAGCCTCACTTTATTTTATCATGTTTTTTATTTGTTGTAAAATATTTTTTCAAAAAAGTGAACAGCTTTTGTAATTTAGGTAAATATATATAACAAGAGCTGGTTATAAAGATTTATGTTTTCACTAGGGTGGTTCACCCCTTGAAATTAAAACAAAAGCAAGATGTCAAACACAGATAGCTCAACTACAAGCTGGTTTTTGTTGTAGTTATTTTCTCACTTTCTTTACTTGCTTTAATCAATTCATCAAAGTCAGATTCATGTAATTTATCTTGTATAACTCTGTACTTTTCGTATTCTCCTTCAGCTAGAGCTTTTGCAACTTCAGCACTAACTTTACCAGCATCTTTAAGTACTTCATAATCATTGAACAATAGAAATGCATCCAACTTTTCAACCCAATTCTGCATTTTCATTAGCCGATGCTTTCTTGCTTGAAGTTCTGCATAATCTAGATACATCGAAACAATATGATTTAGTTCACTCAACTCTTCCTTAGTCAAATAGTTTTTCGCAGTACTGACATCACTCTTATGAATTTTGTTACCTGGACCATCTTTCCATGTAGTTAGCCCCATATGCAGCTTTTTGTGGTCAGCTCGTGAACATATCAACTCTGCTGCAGTTAAGCCATAAATTGCCCAATATAATTTATTTTGTACTTTTGCGTAAAACTGTTTTGTTATTTCTGAATTTGGATCATAGTCTGCAGAGCATTCAGCATAAATGTCGGTAATCTTCTGGTAAAACCTACGTTCGGATGCTCGTATTTCCCTGATTTTTTCAAGTAATTCATTGAAGTAGTCTTTGCCAAACTTTGGGCCGTTTTTTAGCCGTTCGCTATCTAATGCAAATCCTTTGATGATAAAATCTCTCAAAATTTTTGTAGCCCATACTCTGAAAGATGTAGCCTTTTTAGAATTAACTCGATAACCAACAGCTATGATTGTATCTACATTGTAAAATTGCGTCGGGTAATTTTTACCATCTGCAGCAGTGACATCAAAAGTGGAAATAACTTCTTTTTCCTGTAATTCACCAGACTCAAATATGTTTTTAATATGCTTACTAATAGCCGGCAACTGAACATCAAACAATTCAGCCATCTTTTTCTGTGTAAGCCAAAGATTTTCATTTCTGCATAAAACTTCAATTTCTATATTTCCACCTGGAGTAGTATAAAATATGATCTTACTTTCATCCATTACCTACCTCCACTTTATAAGTAAACTGTTGCTGAAGAAACATATGTGAGCCACTTTTAATAAAGGTAAAGTTCTATATAGCACTTGTAGGAAAGAGCTGCTTTTCATTATAACCAATTAACTGCCTCTACTGCAACTTAATTCTTTAAAATATTTTAAAGGGCTATTATAGCGTTATCTCTGATTTAGATAGGGGAGACGATATGTTTTGCCAAAATCTCATGTAATCTCTTCTAAACCCAAATAAACAGTTATTTCCAAAATGGAAACAACTCAAATAGCGAAGAAGCTGCTGTAAAAGATATAGCTGATTTTCAAAGCTCTTTAATTCCTTAGCTGTCTTAAAATTATTTTAACTTTTTTTGAAAAAATCCCGGAAAAAGTAGTAAGAAATCCGGTATATATATAATAGAAGGGCATTGTTTCAACGAGGTTAGTTTACCTCTACGCGCTTCAAACATAAAGAAAATGTCAATCCTAACACTTGATCTCGGCAAACAAACGGGCTGGGCAATTCTTACAGATGGAGTAATTGAAAGTGGCAGTGAGAGTTTTCATACTAGTCGTTTTAGTGGAGGTGGCATGTGCTTCTTAAATTTTCGTAATTGGCTTAATTCTTTGAAAGAGATTTCTGTAGTGTATTTTGAGGAAGTAAGAAGACATCTAGGAACTGATGCAGCGCATTGCTACGGTGGTTTTCTTGCCGTTCTATCTGCTTGGTGTGAAGAACATCATGTGCCGTACAAAGGTGTTAATGTTAAAACTATCAAACGCTTTATAGCTGGTAATGGTAACGCAAGTAAGAGTGAAGTTATTGAAGCGATACGTGAAAAAGGTTTTTTACCTAGAGATGATAATGAGGCCGGTTTCTCGATGATTTAGATGGTGAAGAAGAAGATCTTTCTGACTTAGTTGTTGATGACAAAAAAGTAGAAATAACAAAACCAGCTGATCTATGGATTTTAGGTGATCATCGAATCTATTGTGGTGATAGCTCTGTAGTTGAATCATATAAAGCGCTGTTAGATGATAAAATGGCAGACATTACTGTTTGTGATCCTCCATATAACGTTGATTATGGTAGCAGTCAAGAAAGAGAGGATAAAAAGATACTAAACGATAATCAAGGTGAAAAGTATGAGCTTTTTCTCTATGATATTTGTACTCATATTTTAGCATATACTAAAGGTGCAATTTACATCTGTGCATCATCATCAGAGTTTTCAACGTTGCAAAAAGCATTTGAGGAAGCGGGAGGAAAATGGTCAACTTTTATCATTTGGGCGAAGAATCACTTTACGCTAGGAAGATCAGATTATCAAAGACAATACGAAGCAATGCTTTATGGATGGAAAAGCGGCAATAAACGTGAGTGGCATGGCGGTAGAAATCAAAGTGATCTGTGGTTTTATGATAAGCCAATACATAACTCACTGCACCCAACAATGAAGCCAGTAGAGCTAATGGAGAGAGCAATAGTAAACAGCAGCAGATCAGGAGACATAGTACTTGATCCATTTAGCGGTTCTGGAAGTACACTGATTGCATGTGAGAGAACAGGAAGAATTTGTAGGACAATAGAGCTAGATTCAAAATTTGTAGATGTAACCATAAAACGTTGGCAAGTGTACACAGGTAGGGAAGCAATTCTTTCTGGTGCTGGTAAAACTTTTTCAGAGATTCAAGAAGAAAAACAGTAAGAAAAAAGTGGAAAAGATAACGCAAACAGAAATTTAGTAAGCCTTGGTAGTTGTAATATTAATTTACTGGTATATACCGTATTTTAATGAGTTTAGCGTAACAAATAACTTTGGATTAAATGTGGTGTACTTAATGAATCAAGAAAAGACGTTAGCTGGAGTAGTAACGTCGCAAACAAATAATGAAGCATCGTTTTCTGAAGAAGTAGAAAATAATGTTTCAAATTCTACACTCTCTGTTAAGGAGAGAATTGAATTGTTTGAAAAAGGTACGAAGCAAGAACCTGACCTGAACACTGAATGCAAACTAGCTTCTTTAAATGTGATTAGCAATAGTAGTGATAGCAGTATTACAGCAAAAATAGACGAAGCAGGTGCTGATTTTTCAGTGAGTTGTTCTTCTTTAGTATTTGATGATGGTAAAGACATAGAGGACGAATTTAATGCAGTTTGTGAGGCAAATGGAATAGAATATAACCGTCCGTATTCTCTTGATCAGCTTGAGGCAGCATCCAACACATCTTCCAACCCCAAAATAGACAATACAAAAGAAATGCAAAAAGAGGAAGAGGATAAAGAATTAGGAGATAAACCAAAGCCGTTACCTAGGAATGGAATGTTGGAGAAGGACAATATTAGAAATGTAGCTCCACCTTCACCTAGAACAGCAGAAAATCATCGGTTGAGTATTATTCAGGATATTGCACCACCAAAGCTACCACATTCTTCTTTCCAATTAAATGGAGAAAAATGTGATGAGCAAGAAGCTATAGGAGAACCTATGTATGCAACTATAGACAAAAATAAAAAATTCTCGAAAAGAGGTTTAGATGGTGAAATAAACGATCAAAGTCCGGAGATGGAAAAGTCAAATTCTGAAGAAACATCAATTAAGAAAGGATCAATTGATGAACCTGTAGATCTGAATACAAAATTTTTAAAAAAGAGTTTGGAAGGAAGTGATAGTGGAATAGACAATAGAAGTGCAGAGATGACAAGATCAAATTCTCAAGTAACAGAAATGAGTGAGTTTTGTGGCAATCAAGGATGGGAGAATATGTCATTAAATCATGATAGTCCAGTTACACTTTCAACTAGCTCATCAGAAAAAAGTGATAATGAAGAAACCCCGTTAATTAAAAAAGAAAAGAAAACAAATAGAATTTTGCCAAGAGTAAAATATGCAGTGCAGCAGAAGGAATTTGTAATTTTCGGTATAGCTGCTGTTGCACTTAGCGCTTCTGCAGCTTTGGTATATCTACAGGATAAAGGACAATTTATTGCATTTTTTGCAAACAGCCCTCTCTATATTACTATGCCAATGATAGCAATTACTTCATTGCTTGCAATTAGCACAATATTTTGTGGAATAAAGCAATTTAGAGATACTGAAGAGTGTCAAATAGGAGGAAAGAATGCGAATGAAACTTTGAATCAGGTGCTAAAGTATCAACCAAAAGATAAAGTAATAAAATCATTCAAACTTGAATACAGCAATGGTACTCATTCACATTTTACACTTAACGCTTGGAAGGGTAAGAACAACTTCATTAATATTGACGACAAAGTCATTAGTAGAAGAAATAAAGTAGAATCAGTAATCAAAGATAGGCCATTATTTACAGCATTATTAAGCAGTTTGGTTGCTGCAAATATAGTATTGCCTTTATTACTGTATGTAGAAGGTGGTATTCATAGTGTACAGAAGTTTTACCAGAACGCTTTGATTAATAACGTAGGGCTATCAGTACTTGTAGGCTCGAGTATACTTGCACTATCAGTGATATTCCTTGGAGTACATTACTACAGAAAAACAAATTGCACAAATCTTGTATATTGTGAGGAAAGAATTGAACCAGAAAAAGTTAATGGAAAGTTCATTGAGGAAACAAAGGAAGCAAGGACAAAAGTGCTTGAAGAAAACCATAGTAAAGATGCTAAATGCAGCAGTTTAACGCTAGAGCAAGTAGTGGTTGAATCTCATAACTACAAAGATGTAATTTATAGTATTAGTTGAAAATAGCCAAATTTCACTATGTAAAAAGAAAGCACCGGAGTATTTTGCTTTGTGTTAGTAAAATATCTCTGAAATATTGGCAAGTATAAACAGGTAGGGAATTGCTGATACTGGCAAAACCTTTTCAGAGACTCAAGAAGAAAACTCGTAAAAAATAGGCAAAAAAAAGTGAAAATCACACAAACAGAATGGGCAAGAGAGATAGGAGTATCAAAGCAATATGTCTGTTATTTAGTAAAAAAAGGAATAGTTGAGCTGGAGGATGGACTCATTGACCGAGAACAAGCAAACAGGGCTATAGAAACAATAAGAGATCCAAGTCAACCACTGAGAAGAAAAAACTATTCAGAAAGCGGAGAAAAACTTTCTACGATGTTGCTAAAAACTAGAATAAAAAATGAAATGGAACGTGGCAAATTGCTTGAGGCAAAAGCTAAGGCTGAGATAGGAGAACTTGTAGCAGTAGAAGAAGTAAAAAGTGAGGCATTTAATGTAGCAAGGAACAGAGGTCTTTCAATTGAAAAGATTCGATCAACAGAGGCAGGGCTATATTTTGGGGAGAAAGCAGTAGAAATAGGCCTTGCAGACGGAATGACAATTCTTTCATCTATTAATAAAATAGGAGTATTACTATGAATGAACAAACTACAAATGACCTAGAAACTGATAATTTAACCAAGTATCGTACTGAAGTTCTTGAATTAATACGTTTATGTAATTTATCGAAGATGCCAGAAAAGATAGGAGAATTTATTGAGCAAAGTGTAAGTGTTGAGCAAGCAAGGGAGGTTTTAATGGAATTACTTGCAGAGCGAACGAAAAAGACAGAGATACTGAGTGCAATACCACAGAATTCAGGAGAAGAGTTGATGATGCAGGTAGCGAAAAGTCGTGCGCAATCAAACATTTAAAGTATGTGTATAACCGCCGTGTATAACAACCACAAATATGGCGGTAAAAAAATAAAAAAAGGAGAGAAAAAGACATGATAAGTATAACTGAAGGAAATAATTTAGGAGATCTTCTGAAATATGAAGTGTCCAACTTATATTCAAGAGATCAGATAACAGTAGCCAAGGGACAAAATCTAAAGCTGGGAACAGTAGTTGGTTATGATACTAAAGATGGTTTTATTAAAGCTTTAAATCCAACTGCCACAGATGGTACACAAACGGCGATAGGAGTGATAGCAAGCGATGTAAACGCAAAGGAAAATAGTAAAGGAGTAATTATTGCTCGTGGTGCCATGCTAGCTGATCATGCAGTTGTGTGGCCAGCAAATATTACTGAAGAACAGAAAGCTACAGCAATAAAGCAACTTGAAGGACGAGGAATCATTATCCGTAAAGCGGCCTAAAGCTATATTAAACAATAAAAAACACAAAGGGGGAAAAGAAAAAATGCAAAATCCATTTACAAATACAGCATTTAGCATGACGGCACTAACAAATGCGATGAATATATTGCCGATAAATTATGGACGGGTTGAAAATTTAAATTTATTTCCAAATAGGTCAGTAAGATTTAGACATATTACAATAGAAGAACATAACGGAGTTTTAAGTTTACTACCAACGCAAGTTCCAGGGGCGCCAGCAACAGTAGGAAAAAGAGGAAAAAGAAAGGTAAGAACGTTTACGATTCCACATATTCCACATGATGATGTAGTACTGCCAGAGGAAGTACAAGGAATAAGGGCATTTGGATCAGAAAGTGAACTTAAAGCGCTAGCAGACGTAATAACTGACCATTTACAGCTAATGAGAAACAAACATGCAATAACATTAGAGCATTTGCGAATGGGAGCGCTAAAAGGAATAATTTTAGATGCTGATGGGTCAGAATTATTAAATCTGTACAACGAATTTGAAATAACACCAAAAGTAGTAAATTTTGCACTAGGAACAGCGACAACCGATGTCAAGCGTAAATGTCTAGAAGTATTGCGGCATATTGAAGATAATCTAAGTGGTGAATATATGACCGGGATTCATGCTTTGGTAAGCCCTGAGTTTTTTGATGCATTAACTTCGCATAGTAAAGTGAAAGAAGCATACGAAAGATGGCAAGAAGGAGCAGCACTTCGGAATGATATGAGGTCAGGATTTACGTTCTGTGGCAAGCACGCATTGTGACTGATAGCACAATAGAAAATGCCCCTATTATTGTCAGAACATTAGCAGCAGAAGTAGCAAGAGTAGTAAATAAAAATACTTGGAATGTGGAAAATGTTTCACCAGGAGAATTTATCTCTACGGAAATTGACGGATTTAGACCCGAATTAGATGCGTATTTGTTGTGGTTGGTTGAGTGGAGTCATCAGCTTCATTTAGGTAAATCGATATGGACAGAAAATAAGATTAAACCACATACGATTACAATAGGAGAAAATGTTAGAGAGTAATTTTGCTATTTCAGAGCTGCAAAGAAAATTAGCAAACATTGTACGAATAGGGCTTGTAAAAGAAGTAGATTATGAAAAAGCAAAAGTAAGAATTAAAATAGGCGAATTTTTAACAGATTGGTTGCCATGGATAACAAGCAAAGCAGGAAAAGATAGAAATTGGTCTCCGCCAGGTATTGATGAGCAAGTAGTGATACTTTCCCCGCTAGGAGAATTATCTTTAGGAGTAGTACTTCCTGGAATATATCAACAAAAGTACTCTGCACCAGAAAATAAAAAAGAGGTGAGTAGCTTAACATTTCAAGATGGAACAAAGTTGTCATACGATAAAGATAAACATCATTTAGAGATTGAAGTAGTAGACAAAATAACACTGAAAGCTGGGGAATCGAGCATAGAAATGACAAAAAGTGGAATAAAACTGAAAGCAGAAAGGATCGACTTAAATTGAACAAAGGAATAGTAAGGTTAGGAGACTATTGTGGAGAAGCTATACCACATTTCTGCATTAGCGGAAGTAATAATGTTTTTGTAAACGGTAAGTCAATATGTAGACAAGGAGACAGTTTTAGTGAAGGAAAAGTAATGATTCAAGGATCAAAAATAGTGTTTGCAAATGGTCTTAGTGTAGGAAGAGTAGGAGATATAGTTTCATGTGGGTTTAAAGTAATTAGAGGGAGTTCTGATGTTTTTACAGAGCCAGTATGAAGGGAATGAGCAAAGAAACAGGTAAAGAACTAGAGGGTTTAGAACACTTAAAGCAATCAATAATTGATATACTGACCACTCCTATTAAGAGTAGAATAATGAGAAGAGATTATGGATCAAGATTATTTGAGTTAGTAGATAAGCCAATAAATAGGGATTTAACTTTGGAAATTTACGCAGCAACTGCAGAAGCTTTGGAAAAATGGGAAAAAAGATTTAAGTTAGAAAAAGTAAAAATAACAGAAGTGAAAGAAGGAAAAGTAACGCTTGACCTAGAAGGATTGTACTTACCAAGTGGAAAAAATATTCGCTTTGATGGAGTTGTGGTATAAAGATGGAGCAGCCTAACATTATTGAGCCACTGAACTTCGAAGAAATTCTGTCTCGGATGAGGGAAGAGTTGGTGAAGCGTGACGCAAGTTTTACAGCATTAGTTGAAAGTGATCCAGCGATAAAGATTCTGGAGGTAGCAGCATGGAGAGAACTTTTGCTCAGACAAAGGATAAACGAAGCTGTAAAGGGTAATTTACTTAAATTTGCGATAGGAGAAGATCTTGATAATTTGGCTGAATTTTATGGAGTAGAGAGAGAAAAAGAAGAAGATGACGAACGATTTAGAAAGAGGGTAAAAGCAAAAGTAAAAGGCTGGAGCACATGTGGGAGCAAGGAGTATTATAGGTATTATGCACTGTCAGCAGATAGTAGAGTAAAAGATGCACTAGTGGAATCACCTATACCAGGGAAAGTACAAATTTCAATCTTATCAACAAAATTATCCATAACTGGCATAGTGTCAGAAGAGCTACTAGAAATTGTAAAAAAGCAGGTTACTAGAGATGATATAAGGGTTTTAACCGATACAGTAACAGTGATAGGTTGCAATATTACGGAAGTAGATATCCACAGCAGAATGAGCATAAGTCCTTTAATATCAGAGGAAGAAATCAAGAAGCAGTTTATTGAGAAGTTTGAATTAGCAAAAAGATTAGGATGGAATGTAACAAGATCTTGGATAATAGCAAACCTATTTGTAGAGGGTGTAGAGAATGTAGAATTAATCGAGCCAAAAGAAGATGTTGTGGTGCTAGGTAATGAGTGTGCTGCTTTAAGAAACTTAGAGATTGAGTTGAATTAATGTTATTGCCACCAAATGCAACAAAACAGGAAAAAGCGCTAGTAGATGCAACGGATTATAAAGTAGATCCAAGTTGCATCAGAGGGTTTAAGTTTAGTCTTAAAGAAGAAACATTGCCGTGGTTGATTGCTTTTCACCAATAGCTTCTCTCTTACTCCTTCCTGAACTTGTGCTCGGTAAACATTCTTTAGCTGAAACTTCACCTCCTTGTTTTACAGCTTCTTGCTGCTGATCAGAAGACTGAATAAGTCTTAATTTTTCTATAAGCAAGTTTGCAATATCTTGCTGCTTATTAGCAATAGCAAATTTTAGAAGTGTTTTTTGATTACGATTACGAGCGTGGAGAACTGCTTTAAGTGTGTCATCATCTTTTCCTTTTAATAAAGAATTAACTTTATCTTCTTTACCATCTTGAACATCTTGAAATAATTTATCAATGTCACTAAGTAGATTCTTAACAGATCCAGACTTTGCTAGATCTAGCGGTGTCTTACCTTGTGCATTTTGAACATCATAATGCGCTCCTTTTTCTAAGAGTAATTTTACTATCTTTAAGTAACCTAATTGAACAGCAGTGTGCAGCGGTGCCCTTCCACCTTCTTCTTTAGCATTAACATCAGCGCCTTCTTCAACAAGGAATTCAATTACATTCAAGTTTCCAGAATAAGCAGCATAGTATATCAGTGACCTACTAAGTTCGTCCTTAGCATTAACATCAGCGCCTTTTTCAACAAGGGATTTAACCACATCCAAGTTTCCAAAATAAGCAGCCCATTGTAGGATTAACACATTACGTTTGTCCTCATCATTATTATTCAAAGCACCTGGTACTGTAAAAACAAAGTCATCAAAGCTGTAGTTTTCATAGTCAATACTTTGCAGCGGTGTCTTTCCATATTTGTCCTTAACATTAAGATCACCACCTTTTTCAACAAGGAAGTCAATTACATCCAATTTTACCTTTCTAGCAGACAAGTAAAGAGGTGTCCTTTCATCTTTGTTCTTAGCATTAACATCAGCTTTACCTTCTTCAACAAGGAATTTAACCATATCCAAGTTTCCACTTTCAGCAGCCATATGCAGAGGAGTTACTTGCCAACCTGTACTCATAGCATTAACATCAGCTTTACCTTCTTTAACAAGGAATTTAACCATATCCAAGTTTCCACTTTCAACAGCCATATGCAGAGGAGTTACTTGCCAACCTGTACTCATAGCATTAACATCAGCGTCCCAGTCGTTTACCAAAATCTTAGCAACTTCTAATTGTTTATTGAGGGCTGCTACGTGTAATGGTGTGCAACCTTGATATTTATATTCCAAATCTTCATCTTTCTGGGTTTCATCTGCAGTACTTAATAATATACCACTTCCTTGCATCTTAAGATTAGGATTTGCTCCACTCTCTAAAAGGATTTTGGTCACTTGAACATCGCCTTTAAAAGCAGCATAGTGTAGTGGTGAGCCATATTTATCATCTTGACCATTAATAATTGCTTTTATGAAATCAGGTTCTATATCTTGATCTTGTAATATATTATTTATCATTTGATAGTCTTTATTTTTAATAGCCTCGGTAAGGGTCTTATATGAATCATCCAGTTTCTTTAATAATTCAAGAATTTTTGATGATTGATCAGCAAATTTGAACATCAGTTCTAATGTTCCCATTATTTTTTGCTGACCTATAAGATTTAAATGCAACCAAGTTTCACTCAAGAATTGAATACCACCACATTCATAGATTTTTGATATCAAATCTTGTAATTCTTCATTTGTATCCATGCTTTTTATAGCTAATATATCTAATATTTCTCCAGTCTCATATTTTTTATGACCTGAATTTTCTTTTAGCTTATTTATTATTTCTTTCAATCTTAATACTTCTTCTTCTACTTCTTTTAACGCATCATTAATTTCATAATCTTGTCTTATATACAAATTTAATACCCGTTCCAGCAAATCTTGTTCATAGTCATCAAGAGATTGATATCGATTTTCTTTCTCTTTTCTTTCGTCTAGTGAATAAAATTGATGATATAAGTGTTGATAATCATTGAACTTAAGCATCTCTCTATAACCAGTCAAAATTTCATTATATACCTTGCTATCAGGGTACTGTTTGAATGCCCCTATTTCTTCTTTAGCATTAGTTATATAATCACGAAATTTACCTAAGGCATTTTCTACTAGATTAGTATTACTATCCTCATAAAACTTAAAAAGTAGTTTTGGTATATTATCTGGTAGAAGAGGTATTCTTTTATTATATTTGGATGATTCATCCTTGTAATTAAGCGATAAAGATATTCCTTGTTGATGACTCTCAACAAATTCATAACCTTCGAAGTCAGGAGAACTACCTACATTATCAATAATTAGCTTTAGTATAGTGCCTAGTGGATTACTACTTTTATTAATCTTCTGATTGTGCAACTTATGTACTCCATCTAAAAGCTCATGGATGTAGTGTATCTGCTTAGCATACTGTAGTGTTGTTTTTGAATATTTAATATCCTTATGATTATATCCTACACCAGCTTTTAGTAACAGTTCGATTCTCTCAAATAAATTCAAAAACTCTTTATCAGAATGAAAAGAAGGCTGACTATTACTAGCATAATTCAGTTTATTTATAGGACTATTTAAGCTCTCGTAACAATATTCAAAAAGCAATACATTTATAACATCAGAGAAATCAATACCCTTTTTTATAGCGAGCTCAGTTATTTCTTTACCATATTTGAGGGATTGTACGGCAATCAATTGGGCAGGGGAGATCTGACTACTAATTTCAGGATATTTAAATCCATTAACAAGGTTACTATCAGTCTTTTCTATTAACAATTCAATTACATCTGACGGGGCAACGTACTGAAAAGCTTCAAGTATTGGCAATTCTTGTCGATGATTTAAATCTTCATAAGGTTTACCATCAACTATATCTAGCTTTAAACAAGATCTAAGAACATCAAATTCAATCTTTTGAAATATACGTTGAACTAAAGTCTCTGAATCCTTATCCTTCCAATTAGGATCATAAGAAAATTTTTTAACGAGAACTTCTAAAACATCTAGGTGAGCATTTTGAGCCGCTAACCATAAGGGACTATAGAACCATTTATCACGTTTTAGATATTTCTGTAAAAATTCTTTATTAAGTTTTGTTTCTAAGGCTTCAACAAGTTTTATATACCCCATTTCAGCAGATACGCATAATAATTTTAGTTGATCATTATTCTCAATAACGTCTACATTACTTTTTTCTTTTGTCGACAAAGAAAACTCAACTATCCCAAATAACAGTTTGGTTGATTGTTTACCGTTGCCATTATAATCATATCGTGTTGTTTGATCAAGAAGCTTTGTGAGTAGGGTTCTCAGCTTATTCTGCTTATCAGGAAAGTCGATGTTGCTTTCAAAATCTTTTTTTGCTTTTAATTGAAGAAACTTAGAAATTTGTATCCTATCATCCTCAATTAGGTTTTTAGTTATAATATTCTCAACAAAGTCCTCAAATTTATCAGATTTAACTGACTTAAACCTTTCCCAAAAGTAACTAGCAGCAAAATATTCAGCAAAAGTACGGTGAATGAATCTAGGCTTATTATCAATAACTTGTTCAATAATACCTGTACTTTCTTTCCCTTCTTTTATATCGTCAATTAATCCGCGTACTTTGTCCATTTCTTCTCCAGTAAGCAACTTCTTTACTTCATCTTCGTTAAAGATTGCATATAAAGCTAATTTCATATGATCTTCTATAAGTTTCTCGCGTCCTTCTTCAACCATCCCTTTCATATCTGGATCGTCAATATTCATACCAGGCTTCTTTTCTCCAAAGCGAATTTTATAAAACTTTATGTCAATAAATCTCTCATATAAAGTAACCAAATCCTGCTCTTCAATTTTCCTTTTATGTTCATCAGAAAGCTCCTGCTTATTAGAGTCATAAAAACTCTTGAATGCATCTGTGAAAACTTCAGCAACCATAGATGCATGTAGCGGTATACTCATAAAATCTTTATCACCTATGGATTTAGGAAGCTTACCTAGTAATTCATCAATAAAAACTCCTGAGCGTTGCTCATCTAATTCATTAAGTTTCAACTTTTCTTTCCAAAATTTCCTTAAAAAACCTTTCTGTTCTTCGAGAAGGAGTGGCTTTAATGAATATGAAAATACACTAAGTTGATCTTCTAGTTCTTCTTGAATAAAATTATAAGGACGAGTAGTTATCCATAGCTTTTCTACTTTAGAATTTTTTAGAACTTGCAGTAACTCAATAACTTTTTCTGTATAGTCAGGGCTAATCTCATCAAACCCATCAAACAGTAAAACAATCCTGCCCTGATTATAAAAATTATTAAATAGCTCTATTTCTAATAAGTCCAGATCCTGAGTGCTTTTTCTGTCCAAACTTATTTTACTGTCTTTTACAGTTATAGCATGGAGAACATTTTCTACCGTTTGTTCCCTTTTCCCCTTCTTTTCTGTTGTTTCTTCTTTTTCTCCTTGAAAGAGTTGAAAACCTACAATCCTGTATAGGAATTTTATCGCTTCTGCCTCGTTAAGTTTTGTTTTCTTCTCTGTTTCTATTTTTAATTCAGTTGAATAATCCAGCAAGTTGATTCTTACAATCCACAAAGATTCTTTTGTCTTTAATGCTAAAGGAGTCAGTACAGTAGACTTGCCCATACCAGGTTCAGCAGAAATAATTACTACTTTGTCTGTTATATCTGTAATTTTCTCTGGTTTATACTCCTGAATAGCCTGTGCATTTGTATCTACAGACTTTCTTAATTTAGATAGAGTACCATAAGATTTCTGCCATATCAAATCATCTCCCTCCTTTTTGAGCCAATAAATATTGTGTTTTTTGTGATTATCACATAAATGCTTAAAATCCTCACCTGTATCAGAAATTAATACTATATCCTGATCTTCCTTAAGGTTTTGCCTATTCACTTGACTGCTATAAGTTACAAGAAACTTAGAGTCTTTTTCCTTCAAAATTTCTTTTTTGATCTTTACTTGGCGATTAAATGTTCGGGAAATATAATAATCCTTAATATCCTCATACTTTGAATCTATGAGTGCTTTACCTATCTTTACCTTCTCCTTATTAATAAGCTTAGATAATACTTCTCCATCTAGTAGATGTTTTGACCCATCATCTACTAATGTACCTAAACTTACCTCCTTTCCTTGAAATATGACTTTTTCTCTTTCTAGAAGTTTTTCTTGTGACTCAGTTGTAAGATCAGTTAAGATATTTCTTTCATCTTTTTTTTCAGTATATTTAGTAGAGGAATCCTCTTTAAATTTAGCAGCTAGAGGATCTTGCTCTTGAGTAATGAGAATAACTTTTTTATTACTATTAGACTGTATTATTGAGGATAATCGATTGTATAATTCATCTACTCTTTTGTATAATTCATCTACTCTTTCTACCTCTATGTCATTACAGTGAATTACTAATATATTATTTTCTCCTCCTTTTTGCTTCAATTCAGTTATTGCTTTTTCTAAATAGTCATTATCCCCTCCAAGAGAATACAGATAATCTAAGTCTATAAAATCAGCAGTTACAAAATTTTGAACTAACTTAACAGCACTTAGTAGCTTTTCCTTTGCAATAATATTTAAAATTTGTTTATTAGGATCACTTACAAAATCTTCTAACTTCAATTCTTTAATTGAATCAGAGCTAAATTCAATATCACTGCCCTTAATCTTATGAAAATATATAATCCTTAGAATATTTAATATTGGATTATTAATAATCCTGTCTTTTACTTCATTAAAATAACTGCAACTTTTTGTTAAGTATGGAGCCTCTTTTGGCAACTTCCACCATTTTTGCACTTTATCGTGTACGTCCAGAAAAATTGCATCAGTTTTAATATCAAAAAGAGATTCTCTGTTTTATAGATAATATTCGCTTATTTCTTGCTTTAAAATTTCCTCTACTCCATCTTCTTTAGCTTGATTTGTAAAAAACTTTATTTTGTCTAGAAACTCTCTTACCAAACTTTTATCATGTTTTTCATCGATTAATGAAAGCCTAGGGAAATTCTTAACATTAATTTCAAATCTATAACTATCTAGTTTTTTGTTTGTTAAACCGTTCTCTTTTTCAATTTTGTCCTTCAATTTCTGAAAAAGTTGCTTAGCATTTTTTGGCAATGATTCTTCATTATTATTAAATTTAAGCATACTTGTTTCTTCGTCGAAGATAAGTAGATTACCTACTAAACCTCCAATACCTCCATTGATTGCTATGTCTCCTTTGTTTAATCTCTTTTGATTGCCAACCATATTGTCATCAATTGTGACAACATAATTATTTGTAACCTTGCCATCTTTTAACAAATCAATAAACTTTAAGGTTAAATGCTCTAATCTTTTTTCTTTTCTTAACGCCAAATCAAGATTACCAAAAGTACTAGGAAGTTTTAAAGAAAGCGATTGTAATTTTTTCTTTCCTGCTATCCAAATGGCGTCATTAACAATTTTTTGCGTTACTTCCTTTTCTTCCAATTTATTCTTTAAATCGATGACTTCTTGTGGAATGCCCTTTTCGACGAATTTAAGCCTACTCTCTTCAGAATCGAATGTAACCACACTTCCTATCAGTTTGCTTATTGTATCCGGAGATGTGTTCTCTAACATTGCTTCAACCAAAACTCTTATTTCTTCTGGTTTAGTTGTTGATTTTTTGTCGTATACTATTTTTTCACAAAGTACTTTCTTCAATATCCGCAAAAGGTCTTCTTTACTTTCAAAAAATTCATCGCGAAATTTCCATTTACCATCGCTCACTTTTCTTATAACTTTTTGTGCTAGGACAACATGGTAGCTTTTTATAAGCCCGTCTGACATCATGTTATCTGTGCTAGACAAAATGAACTTTGCAAAATTCTCTGCTAGTATTTTAGTATGTGATTCCGACACAATTTTTACTAAAAGACCGATATTCTCGTCTTTATACTCAAATTGAAACCTCTTTCCTTCTTCTTCGCTTGTATAAATTAGAACATCACCTGTATTAGGTTGTTCTATGCTTTTTTTCTCACTAAAGTTCTCTTTAGCAGGGGTATAAATAACAAAGTCACAATCTATATTTTGAAATTCACCTTTGAATATAACATCATCACTTTCTGGATTAAACTTATACTTAATTCTTAAGTAACTATCAAGGTAACTATGTAAACTAAAATCCCCACCTTTTTTTTGTACTTCTCCAACAGTAACTTTCTTATTGTCAGAATTATCTTTATGCTTAGCTTGTATAAATATAACTCTTGGTTTTTCTTGTCCACTCAAGTTATACCTAAAAATTATGTCATCAAGAGCTCCTACTCCATCAACATTTGTGCCTAAATAAAATTCGTTTATCTTTTCATCATTTAAAGCCCTGAACAAAATCAACATTAACAATTTAGTCTCATAAAGCTGTCCACTAATACCCGAAGTTCCACTTCTTTTTTGATAAAAATTACTGTTATCAGAAGGAGATTGCTCAGGGTGTTGCTTAACTGATGACTGTTTATGCAATTGTGTTGGATTATTAACTTGGCGAGAAGGTCCTGGCCGCTGATCATCTCGGTTTTCCTGTTTACCTTGAGCATCTATATTAGTTCTTTGTCGAGGTTGTATCTGTGTTTTTGAACTCAATAACGTTTCTAAGATTTGAATAATGCCTTGTTTATTAGGATTGCTATTATCAAGCTCATTAGCTAAGATTAGCGGTGATTTACCTGCATTATTTTCGATGTCAATCTTTGCCCCTTCTTTCAGTAGAAGTTCAACAATATCCTGATGCCCTTTACTTACAGCAACATGTAGTGGTGTATCACCTTTATTGTTTTTAGCATTAATATCTGCTTTCCACTTTTGCAGTAATTTTTTAGCTATTTCTTTTTTTCCCTTTCAATAGCATAGTGTAAAGGGGTATTATCTTTATTATTTTTATCAATAATGTTAACCTTTACTCCTGCTTTTAGCAGCTCCTGAACTTTTTGCAGATTACTATTCTTTATAGCAGAAAATAGCTCTGTATTTTTTTCTCTTTCATCAATGTTAACCTTTACTCCTGCTTTTAGCAGCTCCTGAACTTTTTGCAGATTACTATTCTTTATAGCAGAAAATAGCTCTGTATTTTTTTCTCTTTCATCATCACTATCAATAAAGTTAGGAGAATTAGGATTTATTTGTTGATGCTGAGCGGAATCAATAGTACCTCGAACTGACTGACGATTATTAGAAGATTGCTGAGAAGAACCTGCCTGAGACTTCAAGTGTGGTATCCTTGAACTTCTCATATCTGCTTCACCTAGCACATTACTGCTCTTTTTTCTATCAACTTGCGAAGCAGCATTTTGATTAGCTAAACCAGAAGATTGGCTTACAGGAATAGGAGTTTTTGATCTTTTTCCTGGTTCTTTGATTTCAGAGCTAAAAGATTGGTGATCTGGCCTTGACTTTCCTGAAGGTGTTTGCTTTCCTCGATCATTTATTTGACTAGAAATTTCTGACTCCTGCTGTCTACTAGAGCTAAGTTGATGACTACCAGAAAGTGGCTGCCCATGTTCAGAAGACTTACGCTGTTTTGGATCAGAATGTAAAGAATGACTAATAGTAGCATGTGAAAAGTGGAGTCCTTTATGAAATATTACAGCTTCCTCTTTTTCTCCCCAAAGATTTTCATCTGATTGGTAACTTCCTAGTAATTCTTTGTTTGGCTCAAATACTTGAAGTCTATTCCCATTATCATAATAAGCAGTAATTTTGATATTAGCTAAAGATGCTAAAATAGGGACTTCTTCAAAAAACACATAATATGCATTATCACTTATTGCTTCTAGATAGGTTTCATAGAGAACTTCATCGTTCAAAAATGAATCTTTTATAATTTTAGGGTTATATGTATTACCATACTCCTTTTTACTGAGGCTAGAATTCAATATTAATGCACAAGACTCAAGATCTTCTATGATATCATTATATAACCTCTCCTTATTTTCTTCTTTAAGTAAGTCTTCAATACTGAGCAAAGTTTTTTGGTCTCTCGGAGAGTCGACATTACGCTCATTACGCTGAGTAATAGCTTTTTCTATTACTGGATATATTACTTTTCTGAAGTCACCATCATCACGAAATTTTTTTATAATTTCTTCTTGTAATTCTTTAATCTTACTGTCAGCTTCCTCGATTTTCTTATTTGTTTGCTCAGCCAATCCTTTTATTTCCTCAGATTTAACAGTTAAATCTCCTGGAGTGTTTAAAAACCCATCAAAAACCTTTTCTAGCTGATCTCTTAAAGGATTTGGCATCTTAGGATCACTTAAAGATGTAAATTGACTTAAAAATTTGTGCCATTCCATTCTCATATCTTGTGCTCTTTCAGCTTTATATGTACCAGAGCTGTTGTCACCAAAGACTGCATGGAAAAAGCAGTTGCCGAATCCTTCTGTAGTAAAGGTATCAACGAAAGGTTGTGCTTGATTATTATGTAAATCACTATCTTCTTCAAGATCAAAGCTTTTCTTATTTTCCACACCATAAACTTCTTCTCTAGGAACTTTTACATTTTCTGTAATATCTGCTGTAAGACCACCAAGAAGTGGTACAAAATGCTCCTTGTAATTTACTATTCTCAAGACCTTTTCATTACTATCTTTATGTAACTGATCAAAATTCACTCCTTCTATAAAAACTTCAGGGTCATTATTATCTGGTGTAATTTTAGTTACTGTAATTTTTTGACCATTTTCTTCATTAGTCGAATAAAAACAAAGCACCACACCATACTTATTGGAAATCATTTGACCTTCAATTTCGGGTCTTCCCCATATAGCTGGATAATCAGTTCCTGTAGCCATATTCTTAATGTCTTTTAAGTATTTACGAAAAGTCTCCCCTTTATCTATTACATTTATTTTAGTTTTTGGGTCTTGTATAGGACCATATGGACCTTTTAGCGCAGCAAAGTAGCCACCAATAGCAGCGTCTTTTATTACTGCTTCATAGGTCCAACTATCTTTATTATTATTTTCTCTAGCATAATCTGCACAATCTTTTCTCAGTGATTTTACATTAAACCTTTCACTATTTTCGACCAGACCTTTATCCTTTAACTCATTCAAGCCTTGAGCTACGGAGTCAAAAAAACAATCTCCTGTTTTAAGTGCTACTCCTATTTTAAGGTCATCAGGGTAAGAACTTCTTAATTTATTTAATAGACCCTCAAGATTTTGTTTTTTTGACTGATCTTTTTCCTTAGTTATCTTTTGGAAAATGGAAATAGGCTCTCTAGTTTGTAATTCTTTTAGAGTATCATCATTTTTGGGTTGTTGCTGAACCGAAGAAACTTGTTGATTAGAAGACCCTAATTCAGAGTATTTTTGTAATTCTCCTATAATAATCTGATTGTCAAGGCGTACAGCAATATCTAATGGACTACTGCCTATATTATTTTTGATATCAACCTTTGCTCCTTTTTTCAGAAGTAGCTTAACAATATCCTCGTGTTCTTTGCTTACAGCAACATGCAGTGGTGTATTACCATTATCATTAAAATCAATATCATTGATATTTCGTATCTGGATAAGTAACACTTTAATTTCATTAATCTTATCTAACTGAGGATTACCTGTTTTGTGCTCACGTATTGCAAGAAACAATTTTGCAATGTTAATATCATCAGGATTATATTGCCGCCTTAACCTAGATTTAGGTTGCAAAGATCTTTTACTCTGTTGTTTTTTCTTCAACAACTCAACTGCTTGTGAATCTCTTCCTTCATCTTTTAGATAATCCGATGAATGTTCAACTTTCAGCATAAAACCCCCCGCCTATATTCGAATGAAAACTTAATGTTATACTAGATATGGATATATGCTAATAAATACAATTGGCAATGCAAGTAATTTTTTATGTGTATTATAGTATTTTATTTTCACGCTGTTTTATTTTGCACTAAACTTGCGAAAGAGTTTTTTTCTATTTTTAAACTTTGTCTTTGCTGTAAATTACATCAACCTTTCTCAAAGAAATTACTATTAATCTAGCAATGTATTTCACTAATAACTTAACCACTTTCAGTAACCAAAACCAAGAAACGTGAGAGCTGTTTTCTTTGGAATCAATTGGTCTACCAAACGATACATACGAACTTTTCTAGATAATAATTTCATTATACGCTGAAATCAGCTATATTGGCTCACTTTTACTAAACCTACGTACGAACTGTTTTGCCTAAGCTTATGAAAATAATTTAAATCTTCTATTTTTATAACCTTATTTTTACGCGGCTTGTTCTCACAAATATACGACCCTTTTTGCAATCTTAGGAAGAGTCAATAATTCAAATTTTTGTGGCACTAAAATAGGAATTTCTTTAGTTACAGCAAGGTCTATTTTTTCGTAAGTAAAAGTGTTTTACAATTAATTATTAGAATGAAAATATCATACTTGGCTCTCAAGAAATTTCCTGTTGTGCAGTGGTAAGGTTTGGAGAAAAAGATTGGCTTGGCAACGATAATTTACTAGACTAAAGTTTATATTAAAATACAAAATGGGGTTGCGGGTATGGAATCTGGTTTGGATCACAATTACAATAAAATACTTGATATATTAAAAGGTGCTATTAAAGGCGACGATAATCAAGTTAAAGCAAGAAAACACCTTAGAGTAGAAAGATGGTTGAGGGCTTATATTCAATTAATTGAAGATTTTGATGAGGAAAAACTAATTTTTTTTTCTGATATATTCTCTGATAATTCTTGTTGGGATGGAATAAAATTAAAGAATAAAGCTGTTGGTGAAAGGCTAACTGAAGAAAAAAATAAAAATGGAAAAGAAAATCCGCTTGATCTTGCAGATAGATATTACTTGGCATGTAAATATTGTCTAGAAGATAAGATTCCTGGATTATTTGAACAAGTATTTATGAGATTTAAGAGAAGTGCCTTTGAAGAAGATGGATCTGATGATGATCTGAGAAGAGAATTATTGGAAAATATCGAAGAAACTAGCCCTATAGAAGCTTTCTGGTCTTTTCTTATTGATAAGCAGATTGGAAAACTAAACGAATATAAATCAGTTGAAGGTTTGCAAAAATCCATACAGATAAATTCTAATAAAAACTGGGAAGAAGGTATAGAGTTCTTCTATAATAAATTACACAATGATTCCAGTATTTCTAGTCAAGATAAAGATGATCTGTTAATTGAAGCAGCTTTATCTGCAGTAAAGGGTTACAAAGAAGTAGACACCATAGAGTTTTGCCTGTCTAAAATGGATGATGAGCAAAAGAAAAAATTACTAGATAGAGATTATAAGGAAAATACTTATTATGCAGTGTTGAATGTGCTAGTAGGTCAGTATTACTTTGATTCTTTTATGGAATTAAGCCGATTGTGTAGTCAGATTGAATGTGAACGTTACACAACTTTTTTATCTTCATTATCAGATCAAGTACTGAAGAATCCAGATCTGTCTGAAGAAACAAAAAAATGTATGATGAATGTTTGGGAACGTATAATAAAATTAAAAACTCAAGACCGCGGGGAGCAATCTATTTCCTCTATTTTTGTAGACTATTCAGTTACATATACAATAGCAAATTTAATTGTGGATCCAAGTAGACAAGGGGTAAGTAAAGAAGAAATATTAGGGAAGATATTAAAGCACGTAAAAGAAATGAGTGGTGAAGAGATGATAAAGGTTAAAGATTCTGTATTAAGTAAAATTCAGTTATTTCATGGGGGTAAAAAATTGCAGTTAGGAGAACAAGTATTTTCTAAATTAGCTCAAGAAGCTTCTAAAGAATCAATTTTGCGTGAAGCTGGTGATACTTTGCCACAGTCAAGTCTCAGTACGACTGATACCCCATATAATATAAAATCTTTAAGCCATAGCAAATAGGAGTAATATGCCAAGTAATGTCAAGCCGCTTGAGTTGGTACAGCTTCTGTTAATGAGAAATAAATCAAAAGACGAGTTCCTAGATTTTCAAAAAAGGTTCCAATCGTTTATCAATCAATCTCCTTCTTTTTTGCATTCAGTTGGAAAGCCAGGCTTTTTCCCTAGTTTCTTTTTTGGTATGTTTGCTACTGTATTAGACACAGAACTTGCTACTAAAATTGGTATTAAAAAACTTCATTTTCGTTTTGATGATAATAGAACTTTAAAAATAGCTATATTAACTAATGAGGGACTTAAGTGTATAACGATGTCTGATCAAGTTGATGGTAACATGCATCTAAAGTTCTCTCAAGGAGAGTTAGAAAAAATAGCACAGAAATGGAAAATGGGAGCAGAGTTTGATAAACTAGAAAAAGAAGAGCATGAAATAACAATTACAGGAAAAGAAGTAAAGCACGGAAAGGTTGATCCAGCTTTTAGTAAAAAGACTGATTATTCACAAAAAGGTTTTACAGAAATAGAAAAAGATCGTGACCAACAAGACCTAGAGAGCTTAATTTCAAAATTGAGTAATCAAGATTTCGAAGAAGTAAAAAAGAACGCTAGAAGAATGTTTAATTATATTACAAATGTCTATAAGAAATATGAAAAAGAAACTCTATTTAGCGGTAAAGAATCAAGTCATCATGGGTTTTTAGCTGGGTTTTTGATAAATTTTAAGTATCGTTTTCACCTAAAACTTTATCTCGAATTATTTGCTGGAAAAGGTTACGCAGACATTATTTTGCTTGTGCGCGGTTCTGATAAGTCGCTAAGCTCTATTCCTATTATTATTGAGCTTAAAGCAGGTACTGGTGAGATAAGTACAGTGATAAAAGCATTGAAGCAAGCACAAGATTATGTTAAGGGCTCTTTTTCTAACTCTATAAGAATGATTACTATAGCTAATGAAGCTATTTGTGTAGGATTAAATTTTGACATGGTTCATCACGAAAATGTTAAAATTGATGTAGAAAATTTTCTTAGTCGAGAAGGTAATTCTGTAATAGAAAAGTTACTTGGCACTGAAGCAACGAATGCTGAGGTGATAAGAACACAGCTAGAGTATCTTTACTATGGAATTGTTTGGAGCAATGGTGGAAGTGATAATATTAATTATGTCAGCAGAATGATCTTAGGTCAGCTAGTACTTATTTCTAATATTATTAAGCGTGAAAAGTTAGGTAAACATATTTTTATTTATGATCAAAATGATAAAATGGTTACTGGATCACAGAAACGCCCAGAAGCAGCAAAAGAAAGTATTGAGGATTGTGTTACAACTATAGTGCTAACTTTAGGTAAGAAGGTGCTTATACTCAACATAAATGAAAAAAATGAATTTGCATTGAGAGTGCCAGATAATAAAGGAATTCCTATTGAAAATATTAGGAGAATTCAAAACGTCAATGACATAAAGATACAAGAAATAACCTGTAACTTATACAGTACGCCTAGTAATAAGAATCCATTTGATCAGTACTGTAATAAGAATAAGGGAATTACAGTAAATACGTATGACTCATTGGACAAATACAAAAGAGGTAAAGAAATTTTACAAGGTAATTTTACTCGAATTGTGGAAAATAAAAAATTTAAAGCAGCTTTGAGCAAAGCTATAGAATCTGGTAAATATGATGATTACAAAAAACTATTTGAAGAAATTTCTCATATACTACATCCTTTCAAATCATTAATAAGCAATGAGGCTACATTTCAAGCTGTATTGCATGGTTTATTTAGTAGCTACGGAGAAGATAATATAAAAGTTATTACTGAATTTCAAATAGGTGGTGGAGAGAAGTTGGATGTTATGTTGGTTATAAATGCTACTGATCAAAAAAAAGAATACCCCCCAGTTGGAATAGAGCTAAAATTTGCTAAGAAAGGAGAATTGGATAAAAAAGAAAAAGATGCTAAGGACCAGTTGAAAAGATATAAAGAAGGTGAAGCGTATAAGGTAATTACTGATGCTGGCAAAGTGAAACTGATATATGCTGTTTTTAATAAAGGTGCAACAGATGAAGGTTCCCTTATAAAAATTGGTAATGAGTTTGTAGAGGTAGATGTAAGACATAGCTCTGTGGTTGCTTTTGGTCAACAGCCAGGTAGTCTCCAACAACCTTATGTTAAACAAGCAGGTCTATCTCGAGCAGTTAATCAGTGATCTAGTCTTAAGAAATAGTCATCTTAAGTAGGTTATGCTGTCGGGAAGTTTTGTGACAAAGTTATAGAAGGAAAACAAAATGATCCTGATACGAGTACATGGAGTGCTGTTAAAAGTTCGTTTTCCGATACATTTATTACTAAGCATAATATGAATTACATTTATAGTAATCAATCTCCAGTGAATTCCTTAGATAGCTAAGAGCTAAAAGTATGTATTGTGTAAATAGTTACCAAGGCTGGAAGGTTTTGAACTTTTTTTCACAACACTGATGTTCTTGCTAAAATATTTTTGAAAAAGTTAGTTGACTTATAAATAATTCTCTACTAATACTGGCATGTGTTTGTTTATTCTGCTGAAGTGGCTCCGCAGGTTACTGTATAAGCTTCAGCAGTTTCCGTGCTCCTTTAAAGCATCATGCTCTTATAGTAGTGATATCAAGTATAGGTCTTAACCATGTTGATTTATAGTAAAATTAGCTCAAATTTGGAGTCATAAGCAACTTTTAACCTCTCTATATACTCCATTGTTACTCACCATAAAAACTTAACAAAAGCTTAACGACGTGAGCAGTAAAAAGATTATGGTTATTGACTTAATGTTACATATCGCATACAATATATCATATATCTTAGCTTAAGGGGTAAGTATGAGTGAGTCTACTGGGATGGTAAAATCTATCATCAATCTACTAAAGCCAAAATCCAAATCAGAACTATATGATTTCGAATATGAGTCCATTATAGAACATCTATCATCTAAAGAGCATTTATTAAATGAGCTGATGAATGATATGTGGTACTCAGGAGACTTACCATCAGTTAGAAATCATAATGAACTACCTTCTTTAATTGATAGCAAACTTGGACTAAGCGAGCAAATTTGTGTTTGGTTTGCTCTGGACCATGATCTTACGCCAAGTCAAAAAATTTTAAACAAAAAGTTACTTAGTGCTCTAAAATGTTTAGCTTCTAACTGTGGTTCATTTGATAATACTGAGCCCCTTGAAGAATTTTTATATGATAATAAAAACAATAAAGATTTAAAAGTGATTCTTAACCTAAGAAGAGGAGAATCTCAATCAACAGTATTGCATGCGATTGCAGGAGCAAATATTGGTGGATTTCGTCGCACAGGAAATCAGGCTGTAGATTTACTCTTAGAAGCAGGCGCAGATCCTAACATACAGGATAGTAAAGGAAAAACACCATTATACATTGCTGCTGCCAAAGGTCATTACAATAATGCAAACTCTCTTTTCTTAAAAGGAGCTAACCCTAATATAACAAGTAGAAAGGGCAAAACTCCACAACAAATAGCAACTAATAAACTCTGCTATAATATAGAAGAATTATTTCTAACTGATAAACAGAAAAAGTTAAATGCAGAATTGTATGACTTACTTGTACTCGATTCAGACTGCACTAAAAATTTAAAGGAGTTTTTAAGTAAGCATAAAAGAGATTCAGACCTAAAAGTAGTGCTAAATATTCGGCAAGGAATGGGTGAATCAAAAGTGTTTTCGTATGTTGATCGTTTTGCTTGGGACAATGAAGGTCTTGCTCAAGAGTTAAGAAAGATATTTTTAGAAGCAGGAGCATTAGATTATGATATAAATATTTATCGTCAGCAAAAGAAAGGACAGGCCAGTAAATTACTCGTTAATTTAACTTCAAATCAAAAGGAGAAGTTAAATAATTTTTCTGATAAGGTATTTCGAGCTCAAAACATGGCTGAACTTGAAGAGATTGTAAATGATGCTATAAAGTCTGGTGTACGTTTAAATTATTCTTCTTCACAAGATTTTTTTTTAGGTAATGAGTACACTTTTACCGATTATGTGATGAAAAAAATCAGTGAGTTGGAAAAAAATCCTAAAGTTGCTAGTAGTATAATATGTCAATTAGTATCAAAAGGAGCAGTGTTTGGTAATACAGTTGATGCTAACACACTGACATCAGAATTTAAAGAGCATAAAACTAACCTAAAAAAAGCTTATAGAGATTATATTAGCAATTCTCATAAATTTATTGAAATCGCAAAAAGTGCAACCAATAGCGAGCTAAAAGATGCAAGAGTAGACAACTCCGTTTTTTACTTAGAATATTCTAAAGATAGTAAAATAGACATTATAAAGATAACAGATGGGACAAGGGATTTAGGTCTAACCGATGGGGATGTAAAGTGTGGAAGAAATATAGTAAAGATCGGTAAAAGTGAAGTAGAAATTAAAACTGAAGATGGCATAAGGAATTACACAGATCTTACAGAAGGCAGCGATATAGTATTAACCTTCTATACTAGTTTGGGAAATGTAGACGTTAGGCTGTATCCTGACGTACAGAATAAAAGCAAAATTATAGTAGAAGTGAGTAATAGAGAAGAAATATTAGAAAAATTCAAAGGTCGCGAAGAAGAGTTAGGCAATGATTGCGAGCTTGGTAACTACTGGGTCTACGATGCTATTGAACAGGGATATTTTGAAAGATCTGGTGGATTAATGCGTCCTGAAGTAATAAGCGAGTCTAACAACAAATGGACAAAACGTGAAGAGTTAAGAAGGACTTCTGATCCTAGGAGAGAAGTTTCTAGGTAGATTGATTTGCTAAAAAAGTTGAAGATTATTATTTAAATATAAACTACTATAATTTATAGGTTAAGGAGTTCGTACCAATGTCTTCTAAGAATACTCTTTTATGTTGTTTTTAAGCTGGCTACAAAATGAGGATATGGAACATACAATGGCTGGGCTGCCTTTTACACTCCAGATCTACTATTAAAATATGCAGCTAAAATTGGATACATTTTCTACCATTGTCGTATCTAGTCTGTTAAAATCTTCAATATTTATATTGATATCTTCGCATAATTAGGTGTCAACTTTTGTAACATTGATTTACTTTTCTATATCAATCTCAACATCTTTTGGTATGGTCCTTGATTCCTCTATATCAACTGCAGTAGCGGCAATTTGGCTATTTTTCCTATTTCTCAGCAATACCTTTCAATAGTTTTTGGTGTTTTCAGTTTCTCTCCTTTTGTTCTTTTTATAAATGGTGTAATTACGCCCCTAATCCATAAAATTTCTCTAATTGCTCACCCCACAGCATCGGTATTTCTCTTAAATCCACTAACCTCTTAACATTACTTACTCAAAGATGCTGACAACATAGTAAGGTAACCCGAGCTATTTAAAGTATGCTCCGCTCTGTTAACTATCCATTCACCATCTACCGCTTGATTAAAACCTATAAGATTAAGTTTAGCTTCTGCAAATAACTCTGGATTACCAGGCATAGTTATATCTAAAGTTTCATTGTTACGCTTCAATTGTTTCAACTTGGCATTTGCTGCACTCAGCGCTGACTCTGCATTAGAGTAAAGTTCCAGCATAATATAACTTGGCTCGCTACTACCAACTGTTTCTTTAATAGTTTCGCCCTTTTCATAGCTGTGCCATTTTGCTACTACTGAATTATACTTATCACGTACGGTAAAATGCACTTTCCAATTAATTGTGTCTTGAGGTCTAATAGTTGTTGTTCCTAAAGCTTTTCCTGTGGCTGATTTTGCCATATTTTTTGAAATAAACAATACATACCCACCAGCTAATTTGGCCATTGCTTCACGCTCTGTTGCGATCTTTGTTAACAGACTTATATCACTTTCATCTACCTGATTAATGTGGGGTATTAATACATTCTTAAATTCCTCAGCAACTTTATGTCCATATCCATGTTTTTGAGCTATTTCTTTCACTAAGTTTCCTATGGTAATTTGATGCCATTCTTTTGATACCTTTGCTTTTAAAGATATTCTTAAATTTGTTGCATGAGCTTTGATTAGTAGAGTCTTAGGTGGACCTTGTATTGTCACTTCGTTAACTGTATATACACCCATTGGAAAGATTCCCGTTTCCTTATAACCTAGTGCTATGTTCAATTCATTTGGAACTTCCACATTTTCATTGCCATAATCAACGCATACCTCTGCAACATCATCTATAGTACCAGATTCATCAGTAAGATGCACCGATATTACATGATCTTTTATTCCTTCAATGCTAAATTCAGGTTTCATTTATTCCCACACTTTTAACTTCGATTTTTTTAATTGCTCTTGTATTCTAGGTAACCTGATCTTTAATCCTGTAGGCAAAAAACTTCCATACTCTGCAAGACCAGGATTAGCCTCCAATACTATTTCTACTGCTCCAGAGCTATATCCATAGTGCTTAAAACATATGTAATCTAACATTTCATTTTCTCGGGTTATATAATGTACTGTCATACATAACTCCTTAAACTTAAGCTAAATTCAACCTTTTTTGGTAATCCACAGGGAAAATACGACGTTTGCTTTTCTTCTAACCGCACAATAACAAATCTTCCCAAAACATTCCCTAAATTGTCTACTAAGATACTTGGTTCATGATTTTTCTCAGTTTCTTTCATACTTTTTAATTGATTTAAATCATTCAGATTATGGAAATAAATTACTCCTTCTAAGTCTATATTTTCTGCACCTTGACCAATATTTTGTAATGAAGGTATTTTACCAATGCACTCAATTGTACTCCAACGATTTTCTTTACTATACCTTACACTTGTTGGAGAAAGCTTATGTTGACCAAGTGATAGCATTAGTAAATTGGTTCTATTGAATCAAATAAAACATCACGAGATTTTTCCCTTATTCTTTTTATTACTGCATCAGCAAGACTACGTACATCTTGGTTAGGTTCTGCTTTTATACTTATATTAAATGTAAAAGTTTGATTGAAAATTTTTTGTTCACACTTTTCACAGTCTTTTAAAACTTTCCCTGAATTATCTGCTACAGAACTTTTTTCTGTAATCACACTTTCAATATTCGTTCTACTATTCGAAATTCTACTAAAAGCATTATTATTCAATAAAGGATTTCCTTTACTAAAAACATTATTTTCACTAGTTGCACTGCCTATTTTTGCTTCTACTGGTTTCTCTAATGCTTTTATTGGACTATCATTAAAAAATTTTCCTATACCAATCCAATTTTCTATAGATTTTGTAATTGATTTCCAGAGACTTGAAAAAAAGTCCTTTACCTTTTGCCAATTAGCAATTACAAGCGCTGCACCAAATGATAGTCCAGCAATAGCAGCTCCTATAGGATTGGTTAGCGTTAAAGCTTTCAGTCCCATGATTACTGCTGGAATTACTCGCGCTGATAACGAAGTTAATACTGGCAAAAGTGTTCCCTGCAAAATAGCCTTAAAAGTTAGTATTCCACCTCCAGCCAATGCAAATGCATAACCAAAACCTACCACTGCAATCTTGCCAATAATAAGAGCTGAAATTATGCTCATAACTCCTGTAGTTAAAATTGGACACTTCTCTGCGAACCAAGCTATACCTGTAGATATTGACCTCAAAATCTTACTTATCCAATTTAAAGGAGGTAGCATAACTGACCCTAAGTTCATTCCTAGCTCTGCTATTGTATTTTTAAGTAGCTGCAAATTATTTGCTGTAGTACTTGCACGGTTATTAAATTCCTTTTGCATAGATTTATTATACTTTTCTTTATCAGCCACAAAATCTATTGCTTTTTTATATTCTTCCAAACTCCCAACTATCAATGCAATATCATCTTGATATTCTTGACCAAAGAGATTGAGAAGGATTTGTGAACGTTCCTGTCCTACTTTTTCTAAAATTTCAAAAAAATGAAGTAGAGCGTTTTGCCCGTTTTCAGCAACCTTTTGTGACATTTCCTCTGCAGTGATACCTATCGATTCCAATGCTGCTTTGAACTCTTTTCCTTGCCCTTCAGCAGTTTGAAGTTTAGAAAGCAGAGCATTGACAGCAGTTGCTGCTTTTTCAGGTTGTTTACCTAAACTAACGAAGGCATTTACTAAACTACTTGTCTGATTAATATCTAAACCAAATTGTTTTGCATTACCACCCACTCTAGCGAGTGCTTCAATCATATCGTTCGCCTTAGCTGCAGTATTATCTGATAGGTAATTTATAACATCACCAACTTCTTCCATCTTCTCTACTGCGATTCCATAAATGTTAGCGAGTTTGGCAATAGAATCACCAGCTTGTTCAGCAGACATGTCAAATGCTGTGGCCATTTTAGCTACTGTTGTGGTAAATTCAAGTAGCTTATCTTTGTCGATACCAAGCTGACCACCACTTGCAGCTATTTGTGCTAACTCTGCAGCTGATAGCGGTATTTCACGAGATAACTTCTTTAATTTTTGAGCAAATTCTTCGGCCTCATTTGTGTTCTGAGTAAAGTTTACTACCTTCTTAACATCAGCCATAGCACTTTCAAAGTCAATCGCAACTTTATTTTGATGAATTATCGTTGTTACTTCATTTTCATTTAAATGGTTTGCTCTACAATTTGTATTACCGAGCGTAAAATCAATAGGCCTGCTTGTTCCAACAATACCGTTTATTTCTTTATTTGAAGGTGAGTGCCAGAAGCCTTGTTCGCTATCTACTTTCGCTATTAAACCAGCTACAAATGGGCTTGCTGGCAAAATTTCTTCTTTTACCTTAACCCATGGATCAACTACGTAAACTCTTGAGCTGCCTACACTTTTTCTCCATTTTATTGCTTCTTCATCATTAGTATTTGGTCCATCTGCAACAATAATTGCTCTTAATTTTTCTGCTATGGAAATTAAAGCACTCACTACTGAATTTACTCCATCTATTTCAGGTAACTGATGAGTAAACTGAGGTGCAATTAATATTCTTGGAGCAACATGAACTATACTTTCACTACTGAGAAATGCCTCAATTCCCTGATACTCTCCAGTCTCTTTATCAACTCCGCCAATTATACTTTGAATAGTTTCACTTTCTTTGAGCTTTGAATCGCTGTTTTCACTTTCTTCAACTCGAATAACTACTACTGTTGCCCCAATTTGGGAAAATATTCCATTTACTGCAGAAGGTAAACTGCCACTCTTTCCGAGCTTTGCTGCTTCCTTTAAACTTCCTGCTATCAGTACTGGCTTATTCAGTGGAAATTTTTGCTCATCAGCTTCAGGAGCAGTACCAATTATACCTATCACTGATGATTTAGCTGTATGTACTGTTCTTGCCCCTGAGGTTATCTCAATAACATTTACTCCGTGTAAAAATTCTTCTGGCATTTTTTCTTTTTAACTTTCTTGCATTCTTTGTTTAAAATCATTGAGCAAAGCCTCTAGCTCTCCTTCGCTTTTGGCTTCTTTAATTTTCTTTTTGACCAAATCTTCAAGCTCTTCACATTTAATTATTGCTTTTACTGCTTTTTTCACTTTTTCCTCGATTATCCTTGCCATTTCGATAACTGTAATACCACGTACTTTTGCTAAAGGCTCTATAATTTCTACATCTTTTTCATCTTGGTCTGCTAGAATGCTTTTTGCGGCTTTTTCTTGTATTTGATACGATTTAGCTTTTTGGTAAGAATTTCCAGCGTATTCGTTAGTATAGTTAGCATAATAAGCACGAAGATTAGAAAGTGCAGAAAACTTCGCATTTTGTAGTAACTCCAATTCAATATCTTCTTGACTACGCTGAGCAATTTCTCCTCCTTCTGTTAACTGATAACTCTTTTGCCAGTCGAAATTCTTTGGCGCTTCATACCAATCATTTCCAGTTGGCTTACTTTCAAGCGTTGTTGTTTCTACTTGTTTGTTATGTTCAAATCTAATATAAATTGGCATTGGTTTTCTCCGTTTTTAATTCCAAATTTTATGAGTGGCATCTAATCCTGGGCATTGCCAAGCTCTTAGTGTTCTCTCTACGTCCACCTCAAGTCCTGTGGTGAGAAAATTGCTACGTATGTTATAAATTCCCCACTGAATAAATTGACCATAGGTGTACACATCACCTGAGAGCACACCTTCACTAACTTTTGTTCTGGAATATAAATAAGATGATGTGTAAAGTAATATTGCAACTGTTTTTCCTGCTGGAATCTCCACATTACCAGATCCAGCTAATTTGCTATCAGAACTCGTGTATTGGTAAACATTTTTCCATACTATTTTTGAAATACTTGATTTATTAGAATTAGTATTATCAGGAGTTCCCACAAATAATCCTGCACCTCCATACTCCGTACTCGAATACGATGATCCAACAAACTCTATAGTTTTATTTATGTTCACATTCGTTGTATTTTTTATAAATACTACTCCAAGTGCAGCATATGGGTAATAGTATATTTGATCATAACTACCAGAAAAACTGTTTGTGTATAACTCTCCGTAAATAAATGTTCCCTTGCTTCCCTCTATAAAACTGAGTTGTCTTGGCCGATAAAAACTAACGTAATCTGTATCGTATATATGGCTACCTGCTAGTAATTGCAACATATAGTCGGTTTTTGTTATATCACTACTCCACTTTCCAAGCTCTGTCATAAAAGTTCCGTGGCCAAAGTAATTATTTTTTCTGCCAAGTACACCAAATAAGAAAGGTAATGACCCTGATTCAACCATGTTGCGCTTTCTTATTTCATTTATAAGAGACGCTTTTAATTGATCATCTCTAGTTTTTACCTCATTAGAGATGTTTTTAATTCGAGTTTCTATTTCTCCTATAATTGATGAGCCAGATGGTACATTATTAACAGCACGAAAATCTTCTACTAAACCTTTAAGACCATCTTTATGACTGTTACTAATGCTATTTATTGCTGCAATATTTGCATTCTTTCTCGTATCAAGTAGCGATATATGTGAATCTGATGATGCTTTTAAAGTATTTAAGGAATTATCCCTAAGCTTGTTGATTTCATTAACAGACTCTGTTTTGACTGCAGTTATGGACGATATTGAGTTTGTTTTGTTGCTGTTTATGTCACTTAAGTGTTTTTTTGCACTATCAAGAAGTTCTTTTAACTTACCATCAGTCATCTGCACAATTTCAGAAACCGAACTTTTGTCGATTATTGATTCCAATGCCTTAGCAAGATATGCAAGCTGATCTGGAGTGCTGTTTGCTGCTAAATCCTTAAGCCTTTCTTGTAGTGCATCAATTATTTCTTTTACTTTAGTCATTTGCGCAATATCAGAAATAGCTTTTTTACCTATCATCGATTCCAATGATTTAGCAAGGTACGCTAATTGATCAGGTGTGCTATTTGCTGCTAAATCTTTAATTCTTTGATGCAATGCATCTATGGCTTCGTTAGCAATGGTCATTCCAAAAATTCAAAAAAGTCTCAAAATTCAGTCGTTCAAATGCTTTTTTAAGCTGATTGTGCTCATTTTCTCTTTTAGCGATATCTTCATCTATTTTCTTAATTGTGGTACGGATACGAACAACATCTTGCACAGCAATGTTTTCTGGATGAGGCAAAGAGTATCCTCTACTTGTTTTATCATCTGACATTCTGCTACGTGACAATGATTCGTAGATTTTTGACTTTAGGACGATAGACAACTGTTCCACTTAAAACTAATTTTACTCTTGTTTCATTGCCATTAAAGTTTGTTAGTACATGAGTTCTCTCTACCCAATTTTCCCCTATTGGTTTTCCTGATGTTAAATTTACTAGCTGCCATTCTTCGACGCTTTTCTGCACATATGCTTTTACATCTGCAGTGCCAGGTATTAGCGCATCATATGTTATGGTGATTTTAGTATTAGCTCCTGCTGTAATACTTCTTGTAACATAATCTCCTTTTTCCCCTATATTACCTATAACTAGCTGTAACCCAGGATATAGCACTGGACTTTTTTCTTTTGACCCTTTTAAATTTGCCTTTACTGTTAACTCTCCAGATAGTCTTTCACGCAGCGCGAGCGGCAAATTATCAGACAAAAAGTTTTCTCTTCCCTCTTCATCTGTTAAGATAAATTCTACATTGGTATCAAATGCTACTTTTTCGACGTTCGTCAAAACAATTAAATCTGATACATTATTTACAGTAACTTTGCCAAGATCAACAACATGAGAAACTTCGCTAAATTTTGCAGCTAGTAATCGAAACGTTAAATCTAAATTTTGATGCGGAGTCCAGGTACTTGCATTACTTGATGATAGTAATACTCCTACTTGATAAGGCTGACTCGTTACCCAGCGGCTATTTACTGCATCATATTTGCCAAGTTCTGCTATTTTGACTGTTGTCTCTGAATCATCGGTAAGTAAAACTATTGCATACTCCTCTCCTGCATGGCAAAACACTGGTGACCAAGTAATACGTGTTGCCGTGCCATCTATCTTTATATCTTTTGGCTCAATATAGCTTTCAGCAATGACAGTTTGTGAGGGCATTCCTACTGCCGTTTCTCTAATCTGCACAACAACACGTTTTTTGCCTTTATTTACAAACCATAGCTCCACACCTCCTATGTGTCTGCTTTCATTTAGTGTAAATGTCTGGGCTAAAGGATCAACTCGTCTTGCTGCGATAACTCTTCTTCTTTCTTCTATGGTAATTGTTTTTTTACCAGTATACGTTGCTTCTCCATAGCTTCCTTTATCTCCATAAAATTGCACCAATTTAGTACCTGCTGGAATATTTGCCGGTATCTTCACCTTTCCCTTTAATTTTCCCTGGTTGTTAGCTGTGAGCATATTTTTACCTCTTACGCAGTAGGCTGAATGAAGATACCATCGAACTTCACCTCCTTGAGCTTTTCATTTGGCTCAAAGCCTTCGATCTCAAAATTCTGTACTGCTTCTCTCATAAATTCAGTTTCATAAGAATTACTTGACAATAGCTCTGTTGTTTCTCTAGTATTAAACACTCTAGTTACTGGACTTTTCCAATTCGTGGTAACCTCTGTCCAGTGGTCAATGTTTTTATTTAGAGTAATTTGTGCCGGGACTGGATCAAAAGCTTGATATGGATTGATCTTTTCTCCTTTGGTCTGTAAAAGCTGCTCCAGTACCGGTTCAAGTTTATAAGGCAAAAGATATCTTTCCCCACCTTTTTCAATATCTGCAACTTCTACATCTATTGGCAGAACTAGCTCTCTATTTACTATTGCTGCAGACTGTGAAATTCCTTGATCACGCATATCATCATCAAAAAACGAATCAACAAATACTCCTTTTTTGGTAGTAGGTTCTCTTGAATTTGCATCACTGCGTAGACGTTCATAGGCAACCAGCGCATAAAGATCATTTATTCCTTTTTTCATTGCTTCAAGCTCATTCATCGGTACAGCATGAATAGCATTATTCACTATTTTTACCCCTTCGCCTTTTTTCCACGTCTGATGAATGTAGCAGAGCAAAAGTTGTCCACTAGGCGCTCTAGGCATTGATGGTCGCCAAGGGTGGGAAATTCCTTTTATTCTTCTTACCACTCCTTTGCTATCGATAGTAATTAAATCATAGCGGGGCATTTTCCAGGTGTAATCAATCAGAACCAAGCTGTTATCAACTGCTCCTTTTACTTTGCATCCCTGTTCACTTATATCTTCAGGGCTTACATGAGTACGACAGCGATAGGTTATCAGGTAACTACTTCCAGGAGCTGGTTCTTTACCTGGTAATGACCAATCAATGTTTCCTGCGTTTAATTTGTAATCTATACTATTTTCATAAATAACATTGCCTTGTTTAACTTGAATAATCTCAAGTACTGCAGAGTCAGGTATCGGATCAACAGCTCCTGAGTATGAACCATGAGTAATGGTAATGGTTTTTTGAACAGTTATATCTACTTTTTTAATTTCACTTATTGGAAAATCATTAACTTTAAGTTCCATTACTCTTTGGCTATTTGGCTGAAAAGTATGCGGTTCTGATTCAACTAATTTTATATCAGGATCTTCATCAAAGGAAACACGAATACTGTGAGGTAACTCAATTTCATAGCCATCAACATGAGCTTTGCCCTCATTAATCACAAATATTTTTTTTCCTCCTTCTCCCTCTTTCTTTTGCAAGAACATTACTTCAAGACCATTTACGACGTAGGAACCATTTGCTTCTTTATCATAACGAGCAAGAGCTGTAGTTACTATGTTTGCTTGTGGTGGCGGTGAATGTTCTATTAATACTCCATTTTCAATATTGTAAATTGGGTAAAATTCGCCATTTGTAGAGTTAACAGTAACACTTTCTACTTGGTATCCCCAAATGATGGAAACTTTAAGCCTTGCTGCGCCTACTTCCTGATAATTTCTTGTACCAACTGCAGGATCACGAAGATTTGCGTCCTCAAGTTCTGTAATGGTAGATTCTACATAATAAACACCTATGCGAACTATAGTACTCAGTGGAATAACAAACTCTTCTTTTTCGACTTTTCTAACTGCTCCACGAAGATAGATTTTTCCTCTTTCAAGTGTAACTTTACCAGTTTCTCTATCTATAATACAATTGCTTCCTGTTATAACATCACCATCACGAAATATTGCATCGCCTATGCCTTTAAGCTTAGAGAGAGCATACTCCTGAGTCTCGTTTAATTCTGCAGATTGCAAACCTCTTCCAGCAAGAAATAAGCTTTTTTCGTATTCTTTGTCAGGATTAAAACGGTTATAATAACTATTTAAGGTCAT